TCTCATTGATTTTCTAAGACCAGTTACTTTATCATAATTAGTATAAACAAAATCAGCTAAGTCATAACAAGAAGGCTTATCACCAATCATTTTAGTTAATTTGTCTAGAGGTAAAGCTTTTGCTTCAGTAACAACTGATTCTATAACAGTAGTATCTTTTAATTCATCTTCAGTAAATTCTATTGCTACTGAAACATGTCCTTTTTTCGCAATGTCATTAGATGGTGCTAAAAATATTTTATCATATTTAACACCAGGTTTCGCTACTTTCCAAATCTCTCCATTTGTGAATTTAACCTCATCACCTATTTTGTATGAAGATAATTTTTTGCCTTCAGTAACAACTGATTCATCAATCTTCTTAGCGGCTAATTTAGAATCTTTCTTAGAAACATTATCTAAGTAAGAACCATCTCCCCACCATGCAACTACTGCGTCAGTGTCTGCTGTTGAATGGAAACCTGCACCATCTTTATAAATTGCAATTTCTTTACATTTACCTGATGCAATCTTCTCTTTAGTAAATGACATAGCATCCTTCTCAGATTTAAACTTCTTAGCTGCTCTTACTCCATCAGAGTAATGTACTTCAAAACCTTCTGAAATAAATGATTCAAATAGTTGAACTTTTTTCATTATATTATTATAGTTTAATTTATTCTATTTATCAAAAATTCTGATCAAAATCTTCAAGATCACCACGGCTTAATTGCTCTAATTGCTGTTTAATCTCGTGTACTCTCCATTCATAATCAAAAACCTCATCAGCATTACATTTGCCGCCTTTGTGTGCCTTTTTAATCATGGCTAACTCTTTTTTGGCACGTTGTAATTCTTTTTCTAAAGCTTCCTGAATCCTATGATTCTGACTGACCTGCGGAAGTTGAACTGTTTTAGTCGGTTTAAATTTAGTAACTTGAATTCCAAAATCACTAAAAAGGTACTGCGCCATTTCAAATTGTGTCATGATTGTAAAATTTTATTTGACTCTCGTCAACTAGATGTTATATTTATTCTAATACTCTATGTCTTTTAAACAGTTTATAATATCTTGAGTAGTAATCTTTTCTCCTTTCACTAAATTACAACCCTGGTTAAACAGGTTACTTGGTGTCTGCTGTTCATGTATTACTACAACTGGCTTACTTAATGTCCATCCTAACCACGCAACTTCATTCGGTACACTAATCAGGTAATTACACCACTGTAAATTATTGTATACACCCTTCAGTCCACCTCGAATCGGTTCAACGCCAGTCAATCCTAACTCTACACCTCCAACTAGATAAACTTTATAACCCTCTTTAACATGATGGTCGACGATCTCCTGCCAACCTAGATCCCAAGCACCTTGATACTTCCATTCCTTCCCTCCATCAGGTGCAATGATAACATATTTGTCTGGATGTGGTCTTGCCATTGGACGTATAGTTAGGAAAGGTCTCTTCTCCTTCACAATCAATCCTAGTTGGTTTCCTACCACCTGACCTAAGTACTCTCCCTCCAAGCCTTGGTGATCTTCTAGTATAATAGTCATATCAATATCTGGGTACCATCCGGTCTCATCAGGGATTGGATGTAGATTCATTTTTCTCTTGTAGTATTGCCAGTTAATTTGATCAGCAAATGGAGTTTTTATCCAACACCTTCTAATCCCGTGTGCTTCAATCCACTGACAAACTCCTTCCAGTCCGCTTAAGACCACTTCTAGACTAGAAGCATTCCAGATAATTGCAGCGTCCTTACCCTCCGTTTCAGCCTTCCAACTGTCGGAAGATCCATCCGGGAATGAAGCATAGACTCGAACGTCATCTGACCAGCCCATTGTATGATTCATTTGGTCCATTGGAGCTAGCGAATAGGAGTGTTGTTCTACGTCGCTGATCACCACCGTAACCTGAATCTCGGATGTACCGAGATTAGTAATACGAGGACCATTCAGCCATTCGACGGTCCATTGATTGGGGGACTGCTCTACTGCGATTCTATTGGTATCTAAACGTAATATTTCGGTATACAGGTTATCTACTTGTTGCTGGAATCTTACGCCATCCTGACCTTTTAGAATACCAGGTCTCCTACATGCACATGTTAAACGTTCAAGGAGGGTTTCAAAATCTTGATCTAAGTTTCCAGTTAATTCTGTGAATGTTCCATCATACGCACCTCGGTAAGCTCGAAGAGGAAATCCGACTATTCGTGTGCCATTTGCAAGGGCAAGTTTAAACGCTATAGGGTCAATGTCTTGGATTGACGTGTGCAGCATCACTTCAGCAACTCGAAGCCACTTCCAAACATCTACTTGCTCTCCCCAGATGGTGACGTTCTCCGGGAGATGGGCAACCAGCGGTGTCCAATACTCCTCAAATTCCGGATCCAGGGGTCCCACAAGGTGAAACTTGTAATTGGTATGTCCCCTTTTAAGGAATTCTTGGGCCAACTTGACTAGGTATTGCTGGTTTCCAGAAGGGCAGATGGGCCCTAGGTTGACGATATGTTTAATTTCTTCACCTGACATTTTAAAATCTCCTAAAATCTCCTGACGACTCATAGAATCTGAAATCTCTAATGCATCAATAGGAAATTGAATTAATTCCTTCGGCGCTTTCATCTGAGAAAATTGATTGTCGAATTGATCGAAGCCAATTAGAGAGTAGGCATCTGGTTCCCACTGTTTTGCGCAAGTCGGTTCAAACGTCGAATCATGTGAAGATTCCACTATCCTCCAAGGTCTTTGATTACTATAAATCCAGTCTTGAATATCAGATGGGAATTCATCAAAATTCTCAGGTGACTCTTCGAAATGGATAATATCTGGTCCAATTTCTTGAAGTACTGAACGTACATTCCAGCGGTTTTCAATATAGTTATCTGGCAGTTCATTCCTGTCACCAAGACTGGTAAACTTATTGATACCACATTCTGTAATTACTTGATTCCTAAGTGATTGGAATTCATCAGACCAATAAGACCATTCAATTACATGAATATCATATTTGTCTATTTTCTTTAATTCTTGAATTCGTCTTAATAGGAATTCTGGTCCATCACCTAATCCTAGGTGCTCAATAATAAAAGCTAGTTTAATCTTTCCCATTTGCGTCTAATATTTTCTTAATTTCGTCTTTAGTTTCCTGAATTAACCGGTAAACTGATGTTTCTCTGGTTGTATTAAAACGAAATTTATGTATATGATTATTATATTGTCCTTTTACAGAAAGTTCACAAAATACTGTGTAACTTGGTCTCTTTTTTAAGAGCATAGAAAAATGTTTAACATTCCATGCCTGTTCTTTTGCATCACCAATAAAAGCATATTCAACTTTGACGTATGCTGTTAAACTTAAATGGTCATCATTTAATTCTAAAAAATCATATCTTCTTTTAACACCATTTGTAACAAGATACATCTCATAAGCAACAAAAGCACTGTTGTCTAGACAGTGCTTAAGTGTATTTAGTTCTAGTTTTGTTGAAATGTAGGGTGTTGGAAGATTGAGTGGTATCTCAATTAACATAAGTAAAGTTTTTAGTCTCTAATTCTATATCCCCAATTATCAAATTTAGGTTTTTCTGGCTTTGGAGTTTCCTTGGTACTTTCAATAATATCTAATAAATCTGGATTCTCATCTGATTTTTTTATACTTATAGCAACTTCTTGAAATTCTTCAACTGAAGGCTCTTCTACTACTTCAGGTTCTTCATCAATAAAATCTTCCAGCGAAGCCTTTTCCCACATATCAATTTCCTCTTTTAGGTCATCATAAGATTCAACAACATTTCTCATTGATTCAACTCTTTCCTCTAAAGATTCTTCAGTTGCTGATATTGGTTCTTCAACCTTTTTACTTGGTTTAATATAATCTACCAATGATTTAATAAATCCTAATGCAACAAGAGGTAGAATCGCACCTGAAACAAATGCTAAGATTCTTTTCTGGTAAATTGGATCCTCTTCTATTAGATTAAATAATTGGGACCAAGTTGAATAATCCGTAATATTTTTAAATGCATAGTACATATTACCCTGCATTTGCATTAGAGTAATAGTAATGAATAGAGCCCATACTAAGGTTTTATTCATTTTATCCATTATAATAAGAGATGCTAAAGAAGCAGCAGCTCCTAATTCAAATGCAATTGCCAATGTAACAGCCAACCAATATGGATTTGACAATTCAAAAAAGTCAATTACGTGAATGGTAGATATAATACTTACCATTAGGTATAATGATACAAATGTACCAATTATAAATTTATGTGTTAGGTTCTTCATCTTCTTTGTTTTCCTTGTTTTTGTAAGGTACCCATTCATTTATTATTTCAGCACGTTCTTCACAACCACAGTCTTCATATCCTGCTAGTTTTGCAATTGCGTCTGCTATTTTAGCGACTCCAATCTTTTTATTAAAGTTTAAGAGAGTATCTCCTAATCCTCTTTCGTGCTTTTCAATTGGCATGTTATTTAGTCAATGTTTCAATTTGTTTATCAATCTCAGACTGACGTTGTACATCCATCATTTTACGATCAGTTGCCTGAATCATTCTCTTTTCAGATTTTAGACCTTCAATTTCTAAGTCTTTCTTAGTTGCTAAAGAATCTAATACTGCGATTTGTTTCTTAACTTTCGTTACTTCAGAATTCACACTACATGATTTCATATAGGTTAAGAATACCAAAACGATAATGATTTTAATACCGTGCTTCTCTAAAAATAAATTAAATTTGTTCATAATTTTCTGTTTTATTAGGTTTTATATATTTTAGTTTAATTGTTTGAATTCAGCAAGTCTCTTTTGAAAGATTCCGAAATAATGTTTTAAGTCCTTTTCAGTCAATGTAAATCTCTGTGGACATGCATCTATTTCATTAGCAATCCAAATTTCTGCGCCAATTGGTCGAATTCCTGTTCTTTCCCAGAATGCAACAAAATAAGCTGCAGCTTGAACATAATAATCTTGGATCCAATCATCTTTCTTAGGTTTTCGACTATTCTTATAATCTATAATGATAACTCGTTCGTCAATCAATCGTGAAACATTATCAACTGTTCCAGCATATCCACCACCTTTTTCAGACCATAGAAACTTTTCAGCTGCTAGGACTTCTTTAATCTTATCAAAGAATTGGTCGTGATTGTTCCAGAATTTCATAAAGAATTTAAATCCTTCTTCAATAAATTCAGTATCAAATTGTTTGATTTCTCGGTCTTTGTGTAGTGATTTCTTTAATTCACCGAGACGTTCTTCCTTAGTACCAGGAATCTGTTTGTATAATTCAATAAGTCTATGCATTACTGTTCCACGATTCATGGACAGTGTTGAGATTCTATTAGCTTCCTCTTCTCCAACTCTAGATTTCCAAGCGTCTAAGCCAGACTTATCACTAGTTCCGCCAAGAACTGTTGTAACTGAGGGAAAGATTCCTAGGATCTCTTTCCCTCGACTTACTTGATAGTGTCTATTACCATTTATTTCTACTCTTTTAATTCTTTCAGTAGCCATTAAAATGGTAATTTATGCCATGGTATAAATTTAATTGATGCCCATATTGCAGTTGCATATGCACCAGTTGCTAAGATAGCGGTAATTATAGCGCCTGGATCGACATAGTCAGTTTCAGGATAAAGGATAACTAAATATGAATCAGTTCCTTCAATTCTTCTAATATCTGGGAACATATCATCTGATAATCCATATTTCAACAAGATTTGACTAATAGGACTTAATGATTGGATAACAATCGATTGTTGTAATAACTCAGGTTGATTAAGTTCATCACCTTCAAGATTAATTACAGCATAAATTCTACCAATCCAGTCAATTCTTAGTCCTTGCTCATACAATTCCTTTTCAATAGATTTTACAGCTCTATAGCATTTAATAAGTAACCATGCTTCTTTAATAAAATAGAACCAGTACTTTATAACATTAATTGGATTCAACATATTCTTCTAGTTTGTTTGTTAGATTTTGAACCGTTTGGACACCATTGATTCGACCTACAACCTCACCATTTTTAACAATAACAATTGTTGGAATATTTCTAATTCCATATTTAGAGGCATCTTCAAAATCAGTATCAACGTCCAAACGATGAACTTTGACTCTAGTTATATTAGCTTCTTCAAATTTGTTTAATGCTGGTTCTAGGGCCTTACAAGGTCCGCACCAGTCTGCTCCAAATTTGATAAAATGTATTCCTTCCATTAATTGGTCTGTCATTGATTCTGTCATGCTATTTCTACTTTTATTTGTTTTTCCGTTTCAAACCAACCATTCTCTTGTTGCTCTTCTACTATTTTTCCAGATTCAAATGTACCATTGTACGAATGATCAGCTGAATCATAATAAACTTTCATTGGTCCTTGAACCACTAAATGAACTGGATGCTCGTAATAAGCATCGCTGTTTTTAATCTTTGCGGCGTTTTGCGCCAAATATTCTAAAAAATCTTGTTCTGATTTTCCGGTAAATTCTGGGAAATCGGCAGTGTCTAATTCTACAGGTAATGTAGTTGCCTTAATAACTCGTTCTTGAGTTCTTCTAACTATAATTTTCATAATTTATCAACGATTGAGACTAAAGTAATAATACATGATACTAAAATAAATCCTATTAGAGTCCATGTAATTGTTTTTTCGGCAAGTTCAACTTGATCCCTTGTTCTACCCTGTCGATATTTCATCGATTCAAATCTTTCAAAATCTGATCGAGCTTTGTCTTTACATGTTTGAGAATTACATGTATAAATCTCTCCAAAATCGGGCTCTATTGACAATTTAGTCGTAGCCGTCTCATTGCAGTTAAAACATTCCATAGGTTAAAAATTTAGAGAATCTTATAATTTTATATATAAGATTCTCCAAATGTTTAATTATTTAACACCATTAGAAGAAAGCTTCTGTTTAGTAACGTGAGCTTTTAACTTTTCAGTCCATTCTTCAAACTTTTCAGTTGCGTTGTTTGGATTTGCTTGAATGCATTTAAAAGTTTGTCCGTCTTTACGAAGTAAGATTAAATCTCCAGATAATTCGATCTGATACCCTAAGTCAAAATTGTTTACCATGATATTTGTTTTTGTTTGTTTGTTAATGATATGTAAATATAAACAAAAGTTTTCAAATAAAAAAACTTTTACTCACTTTTTTCCAAATTATTTTTTAACCAATTAGCCGGCCAATTTGAAGATAGCTTTGTCTTTTTAGTTTCATTTCTTTCAGGATGCCATTGTACTAAAAGTATCTTATGTCCATTATTAGCCGAAACTGCAGCTTCTATTGTTTTATCAGGAGCCCAAAAGATTGCTTTAAGTTCTTCTGATAAAATTGAACAACATTGATGATGCCTAGAATTAACTAACATTTCTAAATCATATTCATTTTTAACAGTATGAAATACACTTGGTTTAACGTGATTTCCATGTTCAATTGTAAAATCATCAGAACAATGATTCTCTTCAATCTTAACATTTTTTATTGTACCAAAAAAATATGAATTGACTAGTTGCATTCCGCGACAAATTCCTAGGATTGGTATATTATTATCTAGAGCTTGACTGATCCATTGTAATTCTATAGCATCTCTTTTTTTATCTTTACCAATATCTCCGCCTCCGGAAAGAACAAGAGTCCCATCAACCTGATCTCCAGGTGATAGGACTCTAAATTCAATTGAATGTTTAGTTAACCACTTAATATATCTTTCTAGCTCTTGCTTACCCTTCGGTGGTGCTAAATTTACCATATTTACTTCTTTTCCCAGAATAATTTATCATCAACAAAGACTTTAACAATGTTATCACGTTGACCGATTAATTTCTGACAATATTGTTTAGGATATTTAATCTTGTCATAGACGACCTCATGTGCCATATAAACAACTCGAACGACTGACCCTCCAGGTGTTAGTGATAGTTCATTTGTTCTCATCTCGTCGGTTGGGACGTAGATATTTTTACTAGACAGTTCTTCCATTTTCATATACATGTTTGATAACAGGGAATCTCAAAGAGAAACCGCCGTCTTGATTAATTGATTCTTCAAAATACTGAACGGTAATTGTTTTACCTAAAATATCTCCAGGACTCTTGAAGTAATGTCTTTTTTGTTCTTGGTTAAATCCACTACCAACTGCAACTCTACAACCTTTATGTTCTATCACTACATTTCGTAACATAACCTCTTCAACTTCAACTCCATCAACAATAACTCGGTTAGGTCCCATTTGAACATCAACAACGACATATTCATTATCAAAGAATTGTTTAACTTTCATAATGTCATTGCTTCTTTTACCTTGGTATGGCGCATCTTTTCTCAACATCAAACCTTCCCATTTACTTGATGTTGCATGAGCTAAATGTTCTTGGAATTCGTCTTCAGTATCAACTTTAACCTGTTCTAATGGTGTAACAAAATCAAGTTCGCCAGCATAGTTTTCGAACCAAGCATTCATTGTTTCTTGTCTTTCACTAAATGTTCGAACTGAAGTTTGAGAACCAAATTCTCCAACGGTTAACATGTCGAATACAACAAATTTTGGTCGACGAATAGTATGATTTTTACGTTTGATTTCCTTCATGATACCTTGGAAATCTTCATTACCATTTTCATCCATCATACAAATTTCTCCATCAAGTACCAAGTTCTGTGGAATTCGGCTTAATTCAGCTGTAATAGCTCCAAGAGTTTCAAATTCATTTCCAGCTCTTGAGTAGAAATTAACATCTCCATTTGCATTCATTACGCAAATACAACGGCAACCATCTAATTTACGACTAACAAACCAACGATCTGACCACTTAACTTTTTTCTTTGTATCATCATTATAAGTTGCAGCTAAAGCAACCTCGAATGTAGGAATACATCCAGGAATTACTTTATTAATCATTGATGTTGTAGAACGTGTTTTCAGATTACGGTCTAGAATCATCCAAATTATTTCCTCGAATTCAGAGTTTTCGCTAACAAACGAATTGACAGCTTGAATAGCGGAGTGACCAGTGATATTACGATCGTTAAGGTCATCCAAAAGGCTAAAAATATTAGTATAGCGGTTTGATGTAGCAACCAAGTCATTTTTTGCTTGGCAATTTTTAGAAGTAACATAGTATTTCTTGAAAGGAGAGTAGGTATACTCAAATGCTTTTACTATCTCAGGATAACTAGCGAATTGCTTGATAACGTTGATTTTGTCAGTGTTAGAATTCGTTTCGTTTGATTTGTTAATAAAATCATTTAGTAAGCTAAGCGTCTTTTCCATATTTATTTTATTTAAAAGTTTCTAATTGTTTAATGTTATATGTAAATATAAACATAATTTTCGACATAAAAAAATCCGAATGAAAGTATTTTCACTCGGATTCTTAAAAAGTTATTAACATTTTACTTGTTAATCGGCATCGTTATCTTATCTCCTTCTGGAGTACTGTAGATAATTCTGGTCGGTTCCAGGTCGAATGCTGAATCTTCTAGCATTTTAGTGTATTTCTCTCCTAGACCTTTCTTAATATAAGCAATTGTCATGTGAGGGTGATAATCTGGAAAAGTATTGGTATGAGGTAATTCGGCTAGAGCTTCGTTACATTCATGCAGATTACTGCCTTTAATATCAAACTTTAGGACATCATATTGGTTCTCAAAAAGAGAAGCATTATGTGCTTCACAAGCTTCAAATTTAAAATCTTTTACAATTTCCTTAATCATCTCTGGAGTAACTTCTTTATGTAAACCATAAAGTAGAGTACAGTGTGGCTCGTCTTCAATACCATAAGTTCTGTCTCCTTCTTCAGTGTATAAATCCTCTTCTGCTATTTTAGCATGAATGTCTTTGATTTGTGGAAAATCAAAATATAGCATTGCACAGCCATAATCGTATGAATCTCCTGTTTTTTCAAGGATAAATTCCTCAAATAATTTTACTGCTTTCATATTATTCTACTTTTCCATCATTACCGTCCATTGCGTCATGAACAGAGTTTAAATTTTCTAAGGAAACTGTCAATTGAGAATACATCCAAGATTCTAATTGTTCTCCTTTTTGCATTCTATCCTTAATCATAGTTGCATAATCTGCAATTCGCTCAAGTTGACCTAATGCCATTTCATTTAATTCAGCTAGGGTATCTCTACCTTCTGCTTCATTTATGAATTCTTCAAATAGTTTAGTGTTTTTCATTATATTTTACCGTATATTCTTTTTGTAATTCTTTTGCCAGCTTTCGAAAGGAATCTGGTGTAATATCCATCTCCTGTAAATTCCGGTTGTTTATCTGCTCCAACAACATCTCTAATAATCTCTTCATCTTGTATAACTGGAGCACCTGATTTTGCCAGAATTTCTTCCATTTTAAGGCTTGCTTCAATAAACCATCCTCTTGTGTTAACTAATTGTAGTAATTTTTTAACAATATCAGATTTGGCTTCTTTCTTACCATTAGTACCTAATAAAGCAATCTTATTTCCCCATTTTGTAGGTTTGTAAATAATGAATGCATCTGCTGTATGATCTGAATCGACATCTTTTAAGGCAGTTGCTTTATATTTTGATTGCATTTCCTGCCAGTCATCAGCTGAAAGATCCATTCCAGCATCAAGATATGTTTTAGTGTACATATCCCAAATCTCTTGCATTCCATCTTTGTCGATCTTCTTTAGATCCATATCGATCCACTTATTAGAAGGTATTTCAAATTCGTTTACAAAATCTTCGTATAGTTTAATATGCTTCATTATCTTTCCATTTGTTGTTTTAAAGTTAAAATCCTATCATTAACTTGTAAAGATTGATGCTTTAATGATTCTTTCTCTATCTCAAGTTGTAAAATCATTAATTTATGAGGATCTACTTCTGCTTGTTTCATATCAGAAATCTTACTTTTGATTTCTCTAATCTTAGCTTGAACATCTCTCATTTTATCAAAATTCTCGCTACGTTTAGTAGCTAGCTCACTACCTTCAAAAATAGTGTCTTCTTTAAAATCTTCAAATAATTTAATATGCTTCATGATTTATAATGGAATGTATTTTCCAGAATCGGTCCCTGAGACTTTACCATTTAGGAGTGTAAAATACTCACTATCTATTCTAGCAGTCCAAGATCCAGGTAATCTATGCCCTTGTTTCTTTATGTATTCTAAATATAATCGACCTCTCTTAGATTGTGCAATTGGAACTCCTTCCTCGCTATCTTCAATTTTTGGTACAATTCTAATTTCTTGTAATTTAATCCAAGACCATTCTGAAATTTCTTTAGCAAAACTTGCAACAATGTCTGTTACAGTAGATATAACTCTAAATTGTTCTCCAAAATTTGTGATTAATGTATCGTCTCTACCCTCTAAATCAAATGAAACTACCACAATTAGATTAAAATCTGCTGGTTTAGGTGCTCCAGGTTTTCTACCAAAATTAATATTTAATGCTCTTGACCAACCACCATGTATTCTAACGTAGTACGACGCATTATCGCTTTTAAAACCATACATGATAGAATTACTTTTAAAATCATGCCAATTACCGGTGATATTTTGAGTTTTATCATAATCACTAAGTTCAGAAGCCCAAGTTTCTACCTTAGTAAATCCTGTTTTCTTCCAAGGATATGGTTTTGAACCCTCACCAATTTCATTGATGAGCATATATTCCTCAAATAATTGTATATGTTTCATTTGTGATCTTCGTCTTTTTGTTTTTTTCTAAATTCTACCTCTTCTCGTAATTCATTGATTCTTTCTTTAAGTACTTTAATTCTAAAATCATCAAATTGTCGAATGATAAAAATTTTAGATCGGTTTTGCTCTAATTTAGTTAGAGTTGCTTCAAAATGCTTGATTAATTTAAAGAGTGCCACTTTAATTTTATTATTTTATAGTTCTATATATTTATTGAATCATTTTAATCCGTTCTTTCACAGACGGTGGAATTTTACCAATCAAACTTTTAAAACATGCATCTAGAACATAGGTTACTGCCCAATCATCTTTACTTCGGACAGATCGACCAACTCCTTGTAGAAATTGTACCGTTGTTTTCCAATCGTACCATTCTGGTGTATAATTCATTTTAGCTTTAATATGCGGAGAAGCTAATGATGGATATGGTACTTTAAAAAAGATTTGGAATCGACTAATATCATCTTTTAAATCTAGTCCTTCTAATAAGGATGGACCAACTAGGACAGCATCCTCTTTTTTCTTAAATAGTTCTAATGTATCTGCTTTCTCTTTTGAATTCTCGTAATTCATTAATCTAAATGTATGTTTACTTTTAGACATAATATAATTCATGAACTCATAGGATCCACAGTGAATAACTCCTCTTTGGCCTTTATGTTTGCTAATAATTTTGTCTAAGATTTCTACAACTTTTGGTAAACTTGCATCCTTCTCTCTCATCGACATTTTATGCTTATTAACAAAAACTATTGGAGATTTATCATAATTAAAATCATTTGAAAGCCTGATAAATCGGGCATTTTCAATACCCATAATTTTCATATAACTTGCAGGGTCTCCAATTGTGGCACTCATGAAAACCTTAAAGTTAGCTCTTTTGTGTAAATGTTTTTTAATTAGGAATTGTTCTTCTAGGCAAGTAAATTGTGCCTCTTCTGCTTTCTGATCTGGTACTAATTTGTCAATACCAACTTGTTCGATAATTTCAATAAAGTCCTCGAACTTACAATGAATATCTTTAATTCTGTCGATTGTTGAAAAGGCAGTTTGCCAGTCCTTTGGTACATCTCGATCTCCGAATCTTTTCTTTGATGCGGCTTTAATATCATCTCCACTCTCTAAATACATTGATAGAAACTTTTTCAGTTCCTTCATGGTCATTAAGAGTTCTGGTTTATCAGTTGTTTTAAGAAGAGTGTTAAAGATTGATTCCAATTTGTTTTTCGTCACTCTGGGTTGATTGAATGCCCATTTCTGTAAGAAACCATTTAAAACTAAAACCTTTGTTATTAGTGTCCGGTCAATACGCGGACTAAAATGATTCTGGACAATTTCATCGACTTTATGAGCCTCATCAAAGAATACAAAATCTCTTTGAGCAAAAGGTGAACCACCTTCTTCAGCTTTTTTATCTTCAACATAATTACGTTGAATTAACCAGAAACTATAATTAAGTAAAGCAATTCTAGAGTTGATTGCCTTTTCACGTGAATTTAAATATCCACAATTTGAGTAGCATGGTAGATCCTTTGCTTTTTCATAACTCATTCCTTTCAGTCGACAATCTCCAAGACTGAATGGTAAACCGTTAACAGAGCAATCATAATTGTCAACTCCTTTAATAGATCCCCAAGGTAACTTTAATCTATATAAATCTGACTCGTATTGGTCTTGTAAACTCAGATCACTTGTGATTAAGTAACCTTTCTTACCTAATTCAATTAAGACCAGACTAGATGCCATTGCAATAATGGACTTACCAGTTCCAGTTGGTGCATCAATTACGATTGTACTTTCTGGATCTTCAAAATAAGTTCTACAAATTGCTTCTACTGTTTCTCTTTGGCCGGAGCGGAATTCAAAACCAGGACCTAAAAGTCCTGTTTCTACTATTTTATCGAGTTGTTGTTTGATTTGTTGCTCCACGTACTTCTTTTATATGTTGAATCCAATCTTCTAATTTATATTCCGGTTTCCATTCTAGTTTCATTTCCGTATCGGATTCGAATTCATGACTAGTAAACCTTTCGCCTCTTCTTTGTGGAACCATTTGAATCTCATGACCAAACATATCTGCAACTTCTAAGATTGTTACATTTTTACCAGATCTAAGATGCCATTCTCCATTTAGACTCTTTTCAACTGATTTGATAATACCATTAGTCACATCATTAATATGTGTAAAATCACGACTTTGAGTTCCTGGTTCTACCACAGTTAATGGAAGTCCTTGCATGTATTGTTTTTCAAAGATACCAATTACAGTTGCATAGTCGCCTTCAGTGATTTGACCAGGACCATAAACATTAAAGAAATAACATATCTCATAATCTAATCCGAACCAGTCTCCGTAGTTTTTAATTAATTCAACCATTTTAGACTTACACCAAGAGTATGGCGAAAGATTCTCATCTTTACCACCATTACCAAATTTTGATGATGATGCAGAATAAATTAGTTTTGCATTCCATCTTCGACAAAGGTCTAAAATAATTGGAGTTGCTGATAGGATTGAACGTTGAACATAATCAATATCATCAAATGATTTAACAATTCTTGAATATTCTCCAAAATGGAAAACAGTATCAAACATTTTATTGCGGAAGATATGGTCAATTTCCCATGTATGACCACGATAATATTCTACGCCTGGTACATGATTTTCATATTTTCCAGTAAAGTAATTATCTAAAGAAGAGATACTAATATCAGGATATTGGATCTTAAGGGCTTTAATTAGGTTACTACCAATAAAACCAGCACCACCCGTAACTAAAACATTTTTCATATTGGCGAAGTTTTTGTGATCCGAGAAGGACTCGAACCTTCAACCTACACATTAGAAGTGTGTTGCTCTATCCATTGAGCTATCGAACCAAGGTTGAGCCTCCTGTCGGAATCGAACCAACGACCTACTGATTACAAATCAGTTGCTCTACCAGCTGAGCTAAGGAGGCAATTAACGGGATGTACTATCTGGGTTTGAGTAAAAGTCAAAAGATAATGTTTGCTGCAGACATCCCAATAAGGTACAGGTTTCTGTTTTTGCGGACCAGCGTGTTTACCAATTTCACCACTCTCCAATGTTTCATAGTTAATTTTGTTGGAGAGGTAGGACTCGAACCTACAGTATACCGGTTTTCTGTGCTTAAAATTTGCTGTAAGAAACCTAATGTGTTTTAAGCTTTGTTAGCCTCAGAAACTGATGTTCTTACTGCTTGTGCAATTGCTTTAATTTCTTGCATTTGTTTTCTAACTCTTGTACCAGCAGACTTGTTACCTTTTTCAGTAAATTTAGTCGCTTCTTCACGAGCGATGTTCAATGCTTCTTGGATTTGTTCTAATTGTTCTAACATTTTGTTAATTTTATATTGTTACTATTTATATCGGCGTTAACCGTTTTGTTTCATAAAAAGCTACACTTTCGTAGTAGCCACGTGAATTTTGTTAACACTAGTTAAGAAAATTCAACCGCGATTACGCGGCTAGTGCAAAGTTGTCGTTTGCTTGTACTAATCATCTCTCCCTACCACATTCTATACTGTCAAAAGCCTGGTCATCCCCATGATTTTATTTTAATTTGGTGGAGATGGCGGGAATCGAACCCGCGTCCAATACAGTGTCAATAAGTGTCATCAACAACTAGTTGTAGACAATGATGGACTCGAACCATCGACCTCCTCGGTATCAGCGAGGCGCTCTAACCAACTGAGCTAAATGTCTATATAATATGTTATTATATATCCTTAGTAATGTAAATCGATGAACAATAAATCTGTTTCATCGTCGTAGAAAACTGGGCAGAATGCCGGATGATACTGTTCAAGTAAATCAGTATCTGATAAATCAACTAATAGTTTAGCTGGATCCTCTATTTTTGGATAATTGGGTTCTTTACCTAAAACTCGACGATCAATTTCTTCATTAAGATTAATATTGATTTGTTCTGCTTCGTAGTATGCATATCCTTTCTTTAAGAAAACACCCCAACCTTTAGATTTAGTTCCAGAAGGATATACATTTCCTTCAGAATCTGTCATACCAGAAATATCAACACCTTCAAAATACTTATCTTCAACTCTTTGAATCATGACTTTTGCAGTCATCGGTATATCTCGTTCTTTAATAAAGTCTAACAGGTCTTGAACCGTCATCCCCACTTCAGAGTCTATAAAATCAGATTTTTTAAGGATTTCCATCTTATAATATTATTATTGTACCTCAGGAGAGACTCGAACTCTCACTGCTTTCGCGCTAGATCCTAAGTCTAGTGTGTCTACCAATTCCACCACCAAGGCAAGTTAACGGGATGCTGTTTTGCTTTTTCCAATAAAAGTTTTGTATATTTGCTGGAAGCATCCCAAAGTTTTAACTTAACTCCAATTAGTTAATTGGAGTATGGTAAGGTAGTGAACTATCTGCTTTTGCAGAGTCAACTACTGTAGAGTCAGTTGTTACCAATGTAGAATCTACTGCTGTAGAGTCAGTTGTTGTTGATGTCGTTGCACCGTTTCCACAAGATGCTACGAAGATTGCGATTGTAGCCAATGCTAAAATTGTTGCTTTTTTCATAATTGTTTGTTGTTTTTTATTGTAATAGTGGTTATTTATATCTCACTTTTTAATTTTGTTTCAAATCTTTTTAAATTCCATGAATTCAGTTGCTTTAATAGCATCTTTATAAATCTTCAATGCTGATTTAAAAGTCATCTTACGTCCACTTGGAGTTCTTAACTCTGTAAAACCACTAAACTCATATTGGTCGTTTGGACCCCATAAAAGGTAATAAGTTTCATTAATTTTACCGGTTTGACTGTATTTTGTTCTAAATACAGTTTTATCAGTTCTCCAATCAGTATGTGCTGTATTTAAACTTGTTGCTAATGCTACATGTTTTGGTAAGTCTGTACCCCAATTAGGCTCAGTTCTTTGAAATTCTATTAGAATATTCATTTGGCCAATTGTGTTATGTTCAATTTTTCTGCTCATATATTTTTATTTTACCATGAATCAACATCTGTTAAATCAAGTTCAGTTTTTGTTTTGTGACTATAAACTTCAATTCCATTTCCAATTCCAGTTGGAGTTATCTTCCATGTGAAAGTTCCATACTCTCCATAAAGAGCTTTAATATGTCCTTTCCATTCATCATACATTGCCTGCTGTTTATCATTAAGCACTTCATGAATCTCGTAATTTTTCTTTTTATCTGCCATTATTCCCAAATTTGATAAAACTTTCTAAATAATGCTACAACGTCCATTGCATCTTCAATTGCATTGTGTGTAACAATACCTTCAATTCCAGCACGTTCTTTACAAAGAGCTAAACCTGGTGCAGCATCATCATTTTTCCAATCAATGTATAAAACTGAAGGGTCCAATGTTCTACCACGAGCTTTAAGACATTGCTTCCATCTTGGTAAACGCTCTAAGAACTTATTATCAAAGTTTGCAAAGTTCTTACCTGCGGCATTGAAATAATAAGGTTTCATTTTTGAAGTTAGGGCTGGGTAAGATTTACCATTTACAATTTCCATGTGTCCAGTTAAATCAAACTTACCATCTAAGGCTCCATTCTCCCATAAGAATTGAAAGATTCGTTTAGCAACATCTTCTTCATACATGTATTCTCGACCAGTTCTAATCTCAATTTCCTTTCGTTCCTCATCGGTACGAGCCATCTTGTATTCTAAGATGTCGGCAATCAATTGTCGATTCATGTTAATTGCAAAGATTTCGCCTTCAATTCTCTCTCTAACAATTGCAATTTCAAGTTGTGGTAATTCCTTTAAAGGTTTTACATCTACCGTATCTTCAACCACTAATCCAATTGATAGAGTTTGAGTGTTTTCATTGTCAATTCCAGTAGTTTCAATATCAATACTTACGTATTTCATAGTTTCTATTTTAAAAATTCTAATACTTTCTCTTTAATTCCCGATTGTTTGATACCTTCCATTGCTCTTGGAGTCAAGACAAAGTTTTCTAATCCCCATTTACGTTCAATGTTATCATAGTTCTTAGCCATGTTCAGGTCATCAATTGCAACCCAATGAGTAACTTCTGGATGTTGCTGTAACCAATACAATATTTCAACATGTCTCTCTTGTTCTAACAACCAAGTTCGACTCCAATCGATATCCTCATCTTTAAGATGTGCTGCTCCACCTTCATTATATAAATCTTTACAAAATGATGTTGCATCAATTGGACGCTTAATGATTCCTTGTGACTCATAGTAATCACCCAGTTCCTCAACAGTTGCCCATCTTTTCCAGTCTGAAGATACTACTATCTCCGCACCAGTTTCCTCAATGATTGAATTAAGTACTGCGACCGCCTTCTTATTAAAGTTATCAAAGCGATATTCGACATCTAATGCCATAACAGATTGGCTCATCTTACGACCAGCTTTTTGTTGTTTCTTGAATCGACCTCCCCATTCCGTAGAAAGGCAAATTACTCCATCATTATCTAAAAATATTACTTTCATACAGTTTATACGCTATTTGTTATTTTTGTTTCCTATGTAAATATAAACAATTCTTTTCACATAAAAAAATCCTGATCAATTTATTTTCGATCAGGATTCAAATATTTCTAAAAAGAACTTTTAGTGTTCTTCTTTTCCGTGTTCTTCTTCTGATCCAGCTGGTTTAATTAGGGCTTCTACAATAGCAATAATTGCCAGATATTTAGCAGTTGCTGTAATAAAATGAACTACAGTACCGATTCCTGGGATTAGGTGTAGAATTTGGTGTTCAGCTGCATGTTTTACATTATACTCAACAACAACTCCAATGATTGTAGCTAAGGCTGCAAATTCAAATGGTCCTGGTGCTCCAGCCAATTCTGTTGCATAGTATGAAAACTTATTTAAAGCTCCACCTGCAATTTTTTCAGCGCCTTGTTTTACTTTATCTAACAGACTGAATGGAGGAATATGATGCATTTTATGTGCAATTGCAGAAACAAATGGAATACCAGATCCACTCTCTTCTATCATATCAGTAAAATCAATGTCTCCATTTATTACGGCTTCATTAATCATTAATGTGATTGCTAATTCAAAAGATTCATTAGTATCTTCTTTGGCTGCTATTTCTCCAGCTTTGGCTGCTTGAGAAACAAATCCTGAAAGAGCCCAACCTTTCATAGCAGATGCGCATGATTTTAATTGTTTAACCTCTTCAATTAATGAATTCTTAGTCTTTTCTCCAGATTTGTCTAATTTCTCTTTAATAACTTTAGACGCTTTTGCAGCTTCAGCATTATAGTAACCCATTGCACCTTTCCATGCTGATTCTAAAGCTTCTTTAATTTTAGAAGCAATTAGTTTAACAATACTAATGATATTACCGCCTAATTTAACAATTTTTTCTTGTGTGTCTGTTAATGCTTTCTTACCTTTGGTTTTAGCAATCTCAATAGCATTATCAAATTTAGCTTTCATTTTATTAACTAAACTTTCTTCATTGATTGCTTCGGTAAATGAACTATCAAAAATACCAGATTCGATGATAACCTTAGTTTCATCTAGGTACGATTTCATGTCTTCAAATTGAGCTACTATATTAAATATAAGTTCTCTTCTTGATTCAACTAAATTTTTATTAGTGTGAAATTGGCTATAAGATAATAGATTCACGAGTATTTACTTTTATTTCTTTGTCTATATATTCAATAAAAAAGGGTAGGATCAGACGCGTTCTGCCTACCGAGACCTCGTCGTTAACTTTCGCCAGAGCGTACCGAGACACTTTGTTGCGATTAGAGGAATCGAACCTCCCAGGGGTATATCTACCAAATCAACTCATGAGATTGACCTTACACCGATATCGCAATATAACAGGATGGGTTTTTGTACGTGCTCTACCAACTGAGCTATTGATTCCGAAGAATCAAGCCGGATTCGAACCGACGACCACGAGGTTAACAGCCTAGATTTTACTTTTTGCAGTAACCATCCTAAAGTTTTTAGTTATTTCAATTGATAACAATCATTAAATAACTTTTGATATTTTTGTTCAATTCCAGGAAATTGTTGTAAATCTACAATAATTTCATTAATTGCATGTCTTCTAAAGAAATCTTCGTTGTATTTATATTTTCTACCCCAAATATGAGTAATCAAATTTTCTATTCTAAGACTTTCATCAGATGAATTTAAAAATGGTTTCCATTTTTGATTCCATACTATATTCTGCTTAAATGTATAAACTAAAAATGCATTTGGTTTAATTGAACTATAAGAAATTCCTAGTTTGTTTGCAACGGTAGGTAATAACCTCTGTTCGACAAAAACTGTACTTTTTTTATTTTTTACATTTTCAGGATCTTTGTCTAAAACAATAACTTTAGTAACTTCATTGTACCAAGTATCTATTAACTCTTTAGTTCTATTTTTAAAATACATGATAGCACAATTCATAGGCCAACAACTCCAATCAAATTTTTCAACGTCATCTTCATGCATCCAATTTATCGGATCATGATAATTAGTATATCCTAAATTTTCATCAAAATGTTCTTCATGAAACAAACTAAAATCAGAATCAGTTTTAATAAGACCGGATTCTTTAATCCATAAATCAACATCAATAATACAAAATTCAGTATTACTTTTTGCTAATTCTTTAGCAACATAGATTTTAGAAAAACTCCAATATCTATTAATTTTATCCTTATAAGGTATTGAATCTAATAAATCAGTGTCTATAGAATCATATTCTTTTTCAATACCATATTTTTTAAGAATATTTAAGTGCTCTGTATTTGCATACAATTTAATTGGACCATAATTCTTTTTCCAGAATAGAATAGAAGCTAATTGAGCTAAAACTTCAATTGCTTCATATTTGTTATTATTTTTAAAAAAATCATGTTCAAATCTGTAATAAGTATGATAACCATTCATAATTTACTTATTATGTTTATTTGCGGTCCCACGGGGAATCGAACCCCGAACTCAGCCGTGACAGGGCTGCATTATAGCCGTTTAACTATGAGACCAAAGTAAAGATAATGATGGAGTACCCGTCTCGCTCCAATCTTAATTGCTTCCTGAGTTTTAATGAGGCCTCAGCAAAGGGTGGTGAACTCTTGACCCAACCACGATTGTCGACATCGCTTTGGTTGGAGAGACCATTATCTTAGTAGCCCGTACGAGAATCGAACTCGTATTTCACCCGTGAAAGGGGCGTGTCCTAACCGTTAGACGAACGGGCCAAAAATGGAAGGTCACCAACTGCACCTTCCGTGGTAGCTTTAGGAATCTTTAACAACTCCAAGGTTTCGAATTCTTTACATGTTGGTCTTGTTCTGAAAGACGTCAACTACTGTTTCATAGTCACCGCACGTCGCTACTTGTTACCTTAACGCGAATTGGTTTTAAGCATATTGATAAATTGACCAAATTTCTTACCAGAGCAGGATAAATGAAGCTATCACGTTGTCTTCTAAATACCGATTGAGATTGCGGCCTCTAAGGTTCCTGATGCGCCATTGTCTTTCGTTAACTTTCATTGAACTATGGGTTATTGGGTTTTGGCAGTGTCCCATTCAACATACTCATTAAGTACTTTTTCATTATCAATAGTGGAGCCTAAGGGAGTCGAACCCTTGACCTCTTGCGTGCAAGGCAAGCGCTCTAGCCAACTGAGCTAAGGCCCCAATAATATTGGTTGCGGGGGCAGGATTCGAACCTGCGACCTCGAGCTTATGAGGCTCGCGAGCTACCACTGCTCTACCCCGCTATTTGTTGTCCCTGAAGGATTCGAACCTCCACCGTGTGGACCAAAACCACATGTCCTGCCATTAGACCAAAGGACAATAATATCACTAATATGTCAAAGAACCTTTTGTCAGAGTGACTTACTTAACTTCAGTCACTCTGTACGGTTTGAATATGGTTAACTTAGACCCATCTGAATTGTAGTACCAGATTGAATCTTCAGTCTGACCGGCAATAGTATCAGTGTAGGCTATTGCCGGTCTTAGTTCTTGTGTAACGTTAAGCTCATTCCAATCAACTTGTCTTTCGACCATAACTGGAACTTGACCTTCGATTTTGTACTTATAATCTTTACCTTTACAAGAAAGGAATAGAATTGATAGTACTGAAACGTAAAATACCTTTTTCATATCTTCTTTTTTGGTACTCGGAGCGGGAATTGAACCCGCACGGACACAAGGTCCACAAGATTTTAAGTCTGGCGTGTCTACCGATTCCACCACCCGAGCGTTTTTAATTACTTACAATATCTTTAAGAACGTTACTATCATTATATCCGATTAAACTGGATTGTTTCATAACATTTTTAAAATATTTCAACCACTGCTGATAGAATTGGATTCGAACCAATACGAAGGGATTAGGCTTTCGCTTTATTTCTTGTCTTCAACCCCGAGACAGGAGGTCGTGTCTGCCAATTTCACCATCTACCAGCAACAATTTTAATGCGGAAGCTACAGGATTCGAACCTGTGGGACCGTGAAGTCCACCACTTTAGCAAAGTGGCACGATAGACCGCTCTGACAAACTTCCTTGGGGTAATTAATGGGATTCGAACCCATACTAGCAGAACCACAATCTGACGTGCTAACCATTAACACTATAACTACCATAAAGCCGATCCCGTAGATCGGCAGCTCGACTTTCGGCATCGAGTTTGCAAGAATAAATCTCTGGCCAGTTCCTCCACACTTTGTGTGGCGAGTGCACCTTGAAGGATTCGAACCTCCGACCCTCTCGGTGTAAACGAGATGCTCTAAACCAACTGAGCTAAAGGTGCATATAATAAACCTCTTTTTGTTACAATAAACCTTATTAGTTTATTGATACAATTTTTAGTTTATTGTGACCCCGGATGGACTCGAACCATCGACCCTCGCATTAAAAGTGCGATGCTCTAACCAACTGAGCTACGAAGTCTTGCCTTTTTTAGGGTTTTTAATAGAACATTAGAACCCAAGGACAGTACGACCTATAAACTAATTGGTGACTGTGAGGGGAATCGAACCTCGATGACTACTTGATCGATACTTCATCATCTTTAAATTAACCTAGCCTAAAAGGCACCCAATTTACCGGTGGGCAGTGCTTCCATACACTTACACAATCATTTGTTGCGAAAACAGGATTTGAACCTGTGTCTATGCCTTATGAGAGCACCGTAAGAAACCAACTCTACCATTTCGCAATTTGTAGTCAATAAAGGACTCGAACCCTTATTTCCCGATCCGTAGTCGGGTGTTCTATCCGTTGAACTAATCGACTAGAAGTGGACCATTCAGGGCTCGAACCTGAGACCTTCTCGTTATGAGCGAGCTGCTCTAACCGACTGAGCTAAAGGTCCAGTTGCACGATTGGAGAGATTCGAACTCCCATCAACGGTTTTGGAGACCGGCATGCTACCATTGCACCACAAACGTGTATAAAAAGAAAGAAAACAGAAGATGGTTCAGTGGACATCTGTTTTTACGATTAGCATTACTTAGGGTGAATACCTGCAAACTCCGGTTGTATCAGTCAGTATTCACTCTCGAACTAAAGATACAACCATTCCCTAATCAACTTTCCTTGTGGGAGCGGAGGGATTCGAACCCCCAATGTCGTAAGACCACGGATTTACAGTCCGCTAAGCAACCGTTGCTCAACACTCCCATTTCCAATTTTGATGGGCTCATCTGAAAGTTTTTAAACTAACCAGCACTTGAGATTGGTAACTCCTTGCTGGGTATCTAGGATTCGAACCTAGGACCGCTCGATTAACAGTCGAGAGCTCTACCGCTGAGCTAATACCCAATGTCTCCCTTCGTTGGTACTTGTCGTTTCTCGAGTCGACACTTTCCCCGTGACTGTTTTATTATAGTGTGCTTCCCTACTGGGATTTGAAGCCAACACTTGTTGGAGTTTCACTTTACCACAACCGATAGCCATATAGGACTTATCACTTTACTCCATGACAGCTTTTAACTGAGAGATCACGGTATTGTGAGTGAAACATTTGTGATTCTTATAGGAGTCGAACCTACCATTCCATTCCGCCGCTAAACAGAATCGCAAACCATTATGCGGGAGTTTAAGTGTTTACATTATTTAGCGCTAATGTAATCCTTTATCTCAAGAACCATTTGTAACCATGATTGGATTCGAACCAATTTCAACTTTGCCATAAAGAGTCTATTTCAACTCAACCTTGGGGAGGTGTCGCCAACCAATGGCCTCATGATTATTTGTGGAGAGCAGAGATTCGAACTCTGTGCGTTGGATTCCTGCTTTAACCAGACCTCTCCTGGACCTGCAGATCCATTATAATGAGAGCATCACACCTCAAAGGCTGTTCATAAACTAGCTTAATTAGAGAGCAGATAGCCGGAATCGAACCGGCGTCTCCAGATTGGAAGTCTGGAGTAATAACCCCTATACGATATCTGCATTACTATTTCCAATATGTCAAAGAACAATTGTTTTAATTTGATATGTAAATATAAACAATGTTTTTCAATCGGTAAAACTTTTTATCAATTATTTTCAAAAAAGTTATTAACATTTTTGTCGGGATACCAGGACTCGAACCTGGATGATGTCCTGCTCCCAAAGCAGGCGACTTAGCCATTAGTCCACATCCCGTAAGTTGTGGATCGGGACGGATTCGAACCGCCGACACCCGCATCTTCAGTGCGGTGCTCTACCAACTGAGCTACCGATCCATTTGAACTTATTCTCTTACCCCTTTATTTCGTTCCATCCTGCTTATCTTTAAATACGAGTTTCTCAAGGGTACAGGATGTTGAGTATAAGGTCGGAATCGAACCAACTCCGTGAGATTTGCAGTCCCACTGGCCTCCAAGACCAACTTATACATTTTCGCCAATATGTCAAAGAACTTTCCATTATAACTAAAAAAGCCCGACTGTTTAAGGTCGGGCTCTTGTTTATATATGGAGTTAATATGTTTACTTAACTTATAATTAACTTTAGAGCCCGAGATCGATCACATGCGCCATACGGTTTAACACTAAACCATAAATTCATATTTTCGATATGTTGCCCTATTCGTTGCATTGTTTTGTTATTTTGTAATATTATAATCTATATATCTTTAATTTTGAGAAAGTTTCACATTTTTATGAATTTTTATCAAATTTTTCATATTCAATGTTTCCTACTTCCTGGTATGCTTGGTATAATAGTGTTACCGCTTCATCGACTTTAGTACAAATATCCTTCTCTAGTTTACAAACTGGATGCTGTAATATATGGTCATCAATTGTACTCATAACAACATGTAATCTATCTAGCATTTCATGATAATGAAACTTGTCTAATTTGTCTTTTGCACTCATATGAATGAATCTAAGGTTACGATTTTATTGTCTATTAATTTCTTACAAATCTCTCTTGAAATATCCTGATCTGATTGGTAATGAATTCCGCCTTGAACTCTTGTATGCGCTACTTTATCGCAGTATGCTGCAATTTCTTCAGCTTGTTCTGGATATTTTTGACCAAGTATTGCAGCAATCATATATGAATCTAAAGCATGTCCACTTGGATATGATGCAGTTCCAGCACTTGTTGCAACTGGCTGGTACATTGGAATATTTAATGGTCTAGCAAGTTGGAAAGGTCTTGCACGATTATAATGATTCTTAAGTTTATAAAGAAGTGGATCAGTTAGTTCTGCAATATCTTTTATTAGATCTTCTTCACCATTTATACCTAATTCTTTAAGGAAATCATTAATCACTACATAAATGTCTTTTTCGACATCTTCAATAAATTTAATGTCCTCTTCAGTTAGACCTTTCTGTTCTTCTAACATACTCTCTAATTCAGCTGATGTTTCAGGACTTGAATTCTTTGGAAAAGGTTTATTAAAAAGCTCTTCTAAGATTCCAGCCTCACGAGTCATTTTCATGATGATAGGTTCTTCATCAACATCATAACTTTTACGATGTTCTAAAGCCTCATTCCCATAACCAATCATATCGATCTGGTTAAAATCAGCAAATTCATTGTATGTTTTAATTTTTGCCATTTTTAATATTCTTAGTTATTTTCTTAAGTCCTTCATTCATGATTCTGTTTCTTTCAGCAGCAGATTCATCAATTTGAATAATTGTTCGGGGTTCTTGCATTTCCATTCTAAGAACCCTTTCATCACCTTCAAGACCCTCATCTTTTATATACTGTTTTTCAAGATTTGTTTTTTTCGGAACAGTACAATTTGCTGCTCGATTTTGTAAATCTTGAATCATTTGTAAAATTTCTTGTTCTCTCTTAAATACTCGATCAGTACAACCCATTTCAGTTTCCTGCACTCTAAGATTTAATTTTGTTAGCTCTTGTCTAAGTTGACTAATCTCAGTAGTTTTTTCAGTAATTTGATGTTTGAGTTCAGTATCATCGTATGTTAATGAAGCAATAATTTTTGGTCCAACTGTAATAAAGGTGATTGATACTAAAAGAATACACAAAGCCAGAATTCTCTGACCCTGTGTGAACTTTGATAATATTTGAGATATGTACTTAAACATTAAAAAATATCGTTTGTTTCAATCAACGTGTATGTGAATGATTTACCGTGTATTTTAGCTGCTTTGTTTACTATTACCATAAATGCATCAAAATCAGCAATACGTTTAAATACTTGACATCCTTCTGACCAGTTTTCTACGTAAGTAGAATCGACACCAGCATGGTGAATATTAATACCAAATACTCCTTCTTGGATTTTAGACTCATCATAAACCATATCTTTATTAAAGTCACGGTAAACTTTAACCGGCTTTGCTTGTTTAAGAGCTTTGTATTTACCTTGGTGTAAACCAATAGTATGTGAACCTCTATATTGACCTTCAACTAGTCTAGCTACTCCGGCGACATTATGGAATTCTTTAACTCCTTTTGTACCTGGATCGGTAGTTGCATCCCATTGGTGGAATTTCCATACTCCATTTTCTTTATAAGAAACGGTAATTAAATCATCGAATAGGTTGGTTACTTTATTTCCAGTATCTGAATTTCTAACTCCAACAATATTCAAGTCAAAATCCTTTGCACCTTCAAACCAAACATATCCTTTTGCTTTTACCGCTTTTTCGATAGGTTCTCTTTTTGTTTGCATAGTTTTATTTTATTTTTATTAAGTTATTTATTCAATTTTTAGATTGTTGAATAATTAAGCATATTGTTAGATCCAGAATCTACAATTTTAAGTCCATCATTTCGATCAATGAACAGCCATTCACAGTCTGTTAATTCAAATTGATTTAAATGCTCAATAACTTCTGATACTTCAAAACATGAACATGAGTAAATATCAAATTGGAACATTGCGGGTTCTTGTTTATCCCAGACGTGGATTGCCGCATGTGAAGTTGCTAATGTTACGGTTCCGGTAATACCTTCATTTCCAGGTTCATCAACATAAACTGATGTTGGACCGGCAACTACTACCATTCTTACTTTATTAACTAATTCTTTAAACCATTGGTTTAAAACTTCTTCTGACTTTGGTGGGTTTTTTACGTGACCTTTTACTAAAAGGTGTAAATGATTTGGAGTAAACATAAATGCTTTACTAAGTTTTCTTTTATATATTTGAGAACTTAGTATTATATTACATGTTATGTACTACTAACTAGGCTTATTATCAGATGCGATCATTTTTTGAATATACTGATCAACTAATCTACTAACGGCTTCAGGCTTTTCGTCTGATTTAAATTTGACTTTGATTTTTGCCATTCCAGAATTATTAGTTCTTGTAGCTCCTGAATCTACTTCAATTCCTCCAAGATTATGTTTATAACCTTTCTTTTTAAATAGACCTAAGATTGATCTTTTAACTTGAGAAACCTGATCTTCTGAATTTCCAAAAACTAACCGTGCTTCAAATTCTATGTCTAATTCACTAAGTCCAATTGAAGAATGATCTGCTAAAATATAGAGAGGAACTGTAATAGTTTTATCTCCCATTTTAAAATCTACCGTCTTTGGAACTCCATCATCAAAATAATTAGACAATGAATTTATATGTTGCTTTTCACTGATTCCTTGGGCAACCATTGCGGCTTCCAAAAGACCACCTAAAAGTTCTTCAATATTTAATTTTGCCATTTGACTTAATTATTTTAGGGTTATACACAAAAAAACCCGCTTGTTTCCAAACGGGTTTAAAATGTTAATTTAAATAATTATTATGCTGGACCGTTAGCATTTGTTGAAGGCGGTATTAATGATGGCTCTAACATTTGAGTTAGATAATCAGAAAGTTTTAACATACCTTCAGTTGCTGGTAATTGCTCAGCATGTACTTTTACTTCATACTTAGCTGAATTATCAGTGCTTCTTGTGTTCTCTTTATGAGTTGCAACGCTTCCTGACATAGTAGCTGAATATTTCATACCCCAAAATCCACCAGATGCGGTTGCACTAAAGCTGCCAGATGTATCTGAAGAATCTTTGTTAACTTCTGATGTTTTAACTTCCATAGTAAAAGCAATATCAGCAGATGTGATTGCCAATGCTGGAAGTGGAACTAAAGGTAACATAGGAACTTTAGAATAAAGAGTTTTAACTGACTGAGATCCATCAGTAGGATCTGTCATAACTCTTTGCATTTGTACGTCTAAAGAACGAGCAACGTTTTTACCATTTTCGTCTTTGGTGAATGCTACTTCATTGATGTATTTCCATGTTACATCATTTAATTTTGCTTGACCTTTTGCCATACCGACAATCGGAGAAACAATAAGGTCTTCAATAGGTAGACCAGTAAATTGAGCTGAAATATCTGCTGCCATAATTTAATGTTTATTTTGTTTTTGTATTATTGTATTATATATCTATCAACGCTTTTAACCAAATTTAACCATACCACTGTACTGCCTTTTAATATCTTCAATCTCGTTTAGAGCTTCTTTAAAGGTTTCTATAATTTCTTCACTTACTGCAAAATTAAATACAGTTTGACAATTTGGACAAACTGACATAGGATTCTTAACAATAAAATCTAATGTTATTCCTAATGGAGTTTGACAATTTGGGCATGGTAAAGCCATATTATTTTGATTTTGATTTTAATTCATCTAACGCATCTTGCATATATTTGTCTTGCTGATCTTGCAGATATTTAATACGTTCTTGCATATTTTGTCTATCTTCTTTGTCAGTTTGCTGAATATACGTTTTTTGTTCTTCATATAGTTTTTGCCAATATGCTACACGCTCTTCCATCATTACTCCTTGATACCAAATTACGCCTAGCATAATTACAATGGTAAATGATTGCTCTTTTAATTTGCTAACAAATACTTCTACAAATCCTTGTGCTGGTGTTTGATTCTCTGACATTATGAAAAATATAAATTTGCTTCTGCTGTTCTTCTTTTAGTTAAACCAGCAAGTACTTTACCTCCTGCTTTATTCCATTTTAAAAACTCAGCTCTAATAGTCGGATCGTTTGGATTAGCATTAACTTTTTTAAGTAGTGTGCTAGATTTTAAATTAGCAGGTCCTAAATTATAACAAAAACTTACAAGTGCATCAAATTGATTTTGTGTAATTGTATCTATGCAATATGCATCAACATACTGTTCAAAACTAGAAAGCGACCATAATAATAATTCTATTGCACGAGCTTCTGTAATAACAGGATCTTTTAAAGTTACTTTTGCTTTATTTTCATAAAACGTGTTACCATATCCAATTGTTGGTACATTTGCTGGGCACAAGTAAGGCTTTAAGTAAAGTCCCTCAAATGATTTAATTAAGTCTAGACCTTTTTGGCCTATTTTAGTTATCTTTGCCATAATTAATTCTGTGTATTTTCTTCTGATGTTTTATTAGAAGTTCCTTCCTTAACTTGTTTTTTAAGTGCTGTGAATTTATCGACAGAGGAAAGTCCAAGACAACCAAATGCAAGTAATGCAACTGCATTTATAATTGTATCATTTAAAACTATATCATTTTTATGTAAGCTACTGTAAATTAGAACAAATATTAGCGATAAACTTGCTAAAATTCCAATTACTCTTTTTGAAGATGGGGAACCATTTTCGTCTGAAGCTAGTTTATGTACCCATTCTAATATTTTTGGGAAAGGATTTGACATGACATAATAAAATATATTTAATGATTAGATTTATATATCTTATTCTAAGATTGTCGGTATTTATCGACAATTACATGTAAAAAAGTCAATGTCGCGAGTGACTGGCTGTACATTTAAGAAATAGTAACATTTTTTGATATTACCATATTTGATTTCTTTATAGAAGCCTGACGGTATTGCAGCACCACCAGGTACTCTTAGAATTGGTGAATTGAAGTCAATTAATATTTTAATTGAAACTTTATTAGTTAGTGCTAATTTACGTTCTTGGATTTCTAACATTTTCCAAGGTCCACGATTTAAACCTTGATGTTGTAATGCTGAATTTGCGTAGGAGAATGTTGTGAATAACATTTCTTTGGTACAATTAAAGGATGCTGCAGGTGCCATGTGACCTTTGTCCCATTGATTGTCAATATAATCGTTATTGTCAGAAGTTTTAACTCCTTTTATGGTATAAAATTCCATTCCGGTTCGGGGTGCAGATCCATCCGGACAGAGTACAATGTACTCTACTTTTTTTGGTTGTTCTAGAACTTCAGAATAAACTATTTTAAAATATTTATTGTTGATTTGAACACTATCACGAAGGGTTTGAGACCTTCCTGATAGTGTTGTTAAGGTCAATAATAAAATTATTAGTTTTTTCATTAATTTGAAAGAGGAGCCTTTATTTCGGGTTGTGACTTATAATTTATCAACTTAATAGAATTACGATCAATTTTATCAAATTCAGTAATATATCCGTCAAAGTATGTATACTCAAAATCTAATTCAACTTGGGGTAGTTCGAATCCTTCACGACTAATTTGTTCTTTAGCTTGTTCAAGATGATTAGAATAGAGATGAGTATCTCCAAGATTTCCAATCAATTCATCAGGAACCATGTTAACTCTCTTTGCCAACATTAATAACAATAGACCATAAGAAGCAATGTTGAATGGAAGACCTAAAAACGTATCGACCGAACGTTGATTCCACATTAAGGAAATTGCTCGAGTTGGAATTCCTTTCTCATTCATAAAATGAATAGCTTGGTTAGGTAAACCTCCTGGAGGATATTCATTTCCTGCTAATTTAAATCTTTCTTCTAAAGTTAACTCTCTTGTATAAACTTGAAAACCATAATGACAAGGGGGTAGAGTCATCTGATCGATTTCAGCAACATTCCAAGCATTAACCATTAATCTTCTAGAATCTGGATTCCGTTCAAGGTCTGCAATAAGTCTGAGAATTTGATCGAACCAAAGAGATCCAAATCCAGTTTTTCCATCATCATTTTTATATTGCATCCAACCTTGCCATTTTCTCCATTGCTTACCATAAACTGGACCTAAGTCTCCGAGTTGGTAACCTGTTAGGTCTGGAATAAAATGAGTAGCTGGAGTTTTAATCTTCTCACTCCAATCTCGATCATCTTTGTAGTTCTTAATTCCCTGGATAAATTGTTCCATTGTCATTGGATCTACACCATGTGCAATGCATTCCTTTTCATATCCTTTATAAGCATCTCCGTTCCAAATATTACAACCATTATCAACAAGATATTTGATGTTGGTGTCGCCCTGTAAAAACCAGAGTAACTCTGTAACCATTGATTTGAATGCCATTTTCTTGGTTGTCAAGAGTGGAAAGCCTTCCGACATTTTATGGCGAATTTGCCTACCAAAAATGGAAATCGTACCAGTTCCAGTACGATCGCTTTTAACTATTCCATTTTTTAGAATGTCTTTTAATAGGTCTTGATATTGTTTGTCTATGTTGTTCATTTCTTTAAATCGATTTTAACATCTTTTTCTACTCTTTTTAAATAGGATTCTCTTTTTTCTTGAGAAACAAATGGTACGCTCCAGAATTGTCGTGTTTTAGTTTTAAACCAACCAAAGACAAATGAGTAAACTCCCATAACTAATCTTAGTTTAACAGAGTTAAAATATAAGGTTTGAACTGGCAGAGCTGGGGCACCATGTGTTAAATAAGTCCTAACTTTTTTGTCGCTTAATAACGGTTTTGGATAGCCATATAATTTAGTTAATGGTACAAAGTTATATGCAAATCCTGGTGTAAACACTTCATCAAAAAATGTTTCTATTCTTGGTGTTAATCTAAACCACCATACTGGAGATACTATATAGATTCTGTCTGACCACGTGACTTTTTCTTTATATGATTTTATTAAATCAGTTCTAGGTCTTGTGTAATCGTCATTGTATAGATCTAATACTTCGACAGTTTCATTGTTTTCTAATAGAGTTTTTTCAATGGTTTTATAAATACCATTGTAACAGAAAGACTCTTTGTTTGGGTGCGCTATTATGATTAAATTATTCATCAGCGTTTTGATATTTTATTATTAGTGATTTGTTTTTGTGAAGTTGACTTAAATCGATCAATCTCATCGTTTCTTTTAGCAACGTGTTTGGTTTTACATTTTTCAACACGTTCTCTCCATAGTTTGTAACTACTAAATTTAAGCTCTTTCTTCATTAACGCTTTAACTCCATCTTCACCTAAATCAAACTGTTCTTTAATAGCATCAAAAGGCGTTCTATCCTCCCATGCCATTTCTATAATTCGATCTATTTGCTCTAAAGTTAGTTCTTTCATTTTTATTCGCGAGCGTCTTTTTTGCCAATATAATATCCTAATGAAAAGATACCTAAGATAATAACCATAATAAAGAAAAATTGTACCATTTTATAAAGTATTTAAATATGTGATAATTGATAAAGACAATTTATATCCGGTAAAAGCGCCAATTGCCGAAGGAATTGGAAAGACAATTAATTTACCAAGATCTGTTACATATTTCGGTCGATTAACAATCCTTCCCATATATGCATAATACACTAAATATCCAATTAAAACAGCAATGTCAGTACGAGTTGAAATAAAAACAACAAGAATGGCGCCCAAAAAACCAAAAATAAAGTTATCACGAACACCTTCCCAAATTTCTTTAGGACCTGCTTCATTCCATTCTCTTACTATCTTACGATATTTTGTCTTTGACATAACTGTTGAATAAATTTCGTGCTCTTTCCTTTCGAGAATCATTACCCTCTTCAAGCATTGCTAGAATTATAAATGTTGATTCCCAATGTGTACAATCTTGTTCAATTATTTTAATGTAAACTTCAACATCAACTCCTAATTCATCAGCGACCATACAATCCATTAGATCGAATAAGCCAGCCATTAGTTAGATGATTTTACTGAGTTCGTACTTTTAAATAACAATTGAAATAAGATATTAATTCCTAGTGCTTGCCAGAAACCAATTTCATGAGTTCCATCGACTGCAGGAACTAAACATCCATTCCATAATAATTGTGTTGGCCATGCCATTACGATTGCAGCAATAACAACCGTTACTAATGCCATTCCAATGGCTTTAAATACTTTACTTTGATCCATTTTATATTTGTTTATGTAAATAATACTAAGCCATCTTTAGAGGCTAATTTAAATGCTTTTGTGAAATCATCATAGATTTCCATGACATTATCATATGCTATATCATCATTGATAAAATTATCAAGACAATATTTAATCATATTTGGTCGATTTGTTTCAAAATCACTATGTAACTTTTCACTAACTTCTGGTCCAAAAACGCCTTCACAATCTGAAAAATCTATTAGTTCATAGAATGGACGTCCTTCGAATGCATCCTTGTTCATCCAGACAACTTCGGAAGTTTGACCATATATCATTAAAGATAAATTTCTACGGAACCAGTTATAGTGACTATAGGAACCTGCTCTGAATTCATGTTCTTCAGATTTTGAAGTTGGCTGATAAATTCCAACTTCTAAGCCGGCAATTCGGTCAAATCCATCTTGCCAAACATTAATACCATCGTCAGTACTTTCGGGTGTTGTAACCCTCTCGACTCTGCTTACTGCATAAATATCTAATCCCATTTTCTTTAGTTTAAAATTATTATATCAAAAATACTAGATTTGTTTCCATTCCTTTTTGTAGACCGCTTCCCAATGATTTCTATACTCTCGAACATTAATCATCTTAATAGTATATTGCCAGTATTCTGTCTCATACCAAATGGTAAGATTTAATGTCAATGCGGATGGAGGAACGTGACAATCTTTAGCCCATTTAAAAAGTTGTTTGATATTTCCCTTCTGTCTAATTTTTTTAGCAAAAGTAGGAAAATCACAATCCCAAATTTCAGGATATTGGGTCAGTATTCCTGACCCAACTCCTTTATATCCTATATTATAGGCAACTTGCTTCATTAATGAGAATCTCCAACGTTATGCTTCTCTCCATAGATTAAGTAATCTGGATTGATGACTTTAGCTACTTTGTTTCTTTCACCAGTATGGTACTTAATTACAATTCCCTCTTCTGGTACTTTAGTTCCTGGAATAAAGTTGTTAAATACAAATTTGTCCTGTACTTCTTGAGACCAGTTTCCAAAATGTAAGATTTCAACATATTTCAATTCTAAAATATTTGCAATTAACAATTTAGCATTGATTGGACTTAAGTATTCTCCATTCTCTTTAACATCGAATCCTGCAAACTGAATATCTTTTAAACCATACTCATAATTCTTTTGAATTCCAGCTCCGTAGATTTCTCCATAGATTGTAATTCCATCTCCAATTTCTGGTTCCATTGAATTGCTCTTAACATATTCCCATAACCTCTTCTTGATTTCATATTTGTCTGCAATTTCATACCATACATTAGTATCATAGAAACCTTGAGAGTCTGAACCTTTCTCGACATTATGAGAACCAACTACGAATTCATAACCAATCCATTTGTCAGCCAAACCAACAAATTTCTTAACCTTGTCCCAAAATGTTAATTTAGTTTTCTTAACGATTCCATAACGTGCATTTGTACCGTGGATCTTACGAGTAATTTCTACCGTATCCTCTTCAGTAAACATTCCAGCAACATTTTTCAAGTTTGGAAACTTGTAGTAAACATGGAAGTTTGGATTGTCTTGATAACGAATCTTTTTACCATTAGACAATTGAACTTGTTTAACTGGCGGTTCGTACTTAGTAATGTCCATTGCATTCATCATGTCCTTTCCATCGTAATAGTTTTCCATGAATGGAATATGCTTTAATGGAATCAATAAACATTCAGAGTAAACTCCACGTAACTTTACAGTACGTACTCTTTGTCCTTTACGAAGATAACCAGTTACCTCCATATCGTCTGATAATATTTGAGGAATCACAGCATCGGTAGTTGCAATAACGATTAAATCGCCTGCTTTATACTCTCCTTTTTTAGTGATTGCATTCCATCCTCCAACAATTGCCAATTCAATGTTGTCTGCACCTTCAATAGGTTTAATTTCGTTAATTGTTGCTACGTAGCAAACTGAATTTTGATTTTCCATTTCTATTTCTTTAATGATATGTAAATATAAACAAAATAATCGACATAAAAAAATATTTGTTCAATTATTTTCAAATTATTTTAGTAGTCAGGGCCGGACTCGAACCGGATAAGCGACCTTACTTCTAATGGAATCCCCAAGTGTCGGGAACCATTAGCTCTGGGGGTTTGGGCACCATCCCGCATTACACCCACCTGACTATAAATAAAATTAACTTTCTGGAGCTTCACCAGCCTTCTAGTATACATGTACCTCTCAGTTAAGAGTCAGTACGAGCTTTTTACTTTAGTTAATTTTACAGTCTTTATATGATTATGTCTTCATATTGTTTCTTAAATTCTAACCAAGGTTGTTCTGTGACCTTTAAGAGATTTAGATATTTCCAATGCATAAACAATTTACGCTCATTCCAATCTTTGTAATTCTCAATCAGAGTGTCTTGTTTATCCATTTCAGCCTTGTATTGATCTGCTTTTTCTGAAAGTTTAGTAAAACTATCATCAAGTTTAGCAAGTCTTTTTACTGCTTTTTCAGTTGGTAAACTTTGAACTGACAATGAAACAATAAGTTCTTTTAGATTAACTATTTTGTTAATCATTGAATTTAAGGTTGGAACGCATGTGTTATAAGATGTCTTTGCAGATTCTCTACTTCTTTTAAAACGATCATAATTTTCTTGCAATTCTTTGTCTTCTAAATCTTCTTTTAATAAAGATTCAGCATCAATACCATAATACTTATCAAAATCATCTCCTCCAGGAAGTGGAGCTTGAGATGCAATTGATGCAATTTCTTTGTCCTTTGTTGCTGAAAGAACTGCAACATAACAATTACCTCTTTGAACTTGTAATAGTTCTTTAACTTGGTCTGACGTATATAGTTTCATTATAATTTGATTTCAAAACGATCTCTCATTTTAGTTAATACTTCATCTGGTACTCCATGTTGGTTAACTCCGCCATGTCTGTTTTCTACAATTACTGTAAAGACCATATAACCATATTGTTTGGCTAAGTCTAAGTATGCTTGCATTTCCCATTCTTGTGTGAATGTATTTGAAACTGCAATTTCACGGTAGAATTGGTCATTAACAAGAGAATCTTTCATATAAGTTTCGACCAAGTTTCGGCAATACTCATGTGCTTGTTTCAATTTAGTTGCATCGAATTTGTATTCTCCATCAACCATGAAATACTTATCAGCTTCACAAACTAGGAAGTCTGATCCAACTAAGGCTTCGGCAAATGTAGATTTTCCAGATCCTGGAAGTCCACGTACTATGTATAATTTTTTAGTCATTTTTAAAATGTTTTTTATAAATCTTTGGGTTTGCAATTGTGTAAACTAGGAACAAATCATCTCGATCTTTTTTATTTAAATCTAATAGTCGAGAGCCAACACTCTTTAAATTAATATCTGGCTCCCGTCTATTTAGATGTAATGTTGCAACAGTGTAACATGTTTCTGGACTTTGAAAGAATGTCTTTTGAATTGAATGTCCTTCTTTTTGTAAAAAGTCTCCACCAAAACTATCAACATATCCATTATCTCTGTATTCTTGTTCCTTACTGAAGTATGGATTTTCCGACCATTTGATAATTTCATAAAATACCTCATCAACTTTAGTTGCTGTGTATTTTCTACATTCAATATTATTAATTCTGATCTTCATGATGGTCTTTGAAATTAAACATTGATTTGATTGGTTGTTTTTTCATGATTGAAAGTACTTCGCTTAATGCGATTGGCTCTAAACCGTTTCCATCAACTCCAACATCTATCATTTTACCAGGTCCAACTCTTTTACCTTTTGGCAAATGGACGTGACCATGCAAGTGCATTACTCCTTGGCCCATATCTTGCCAACTTGCAATTGGAAAGTGACTTAAAATAAATCTGTGTTTTTGGGCTGGAAGACCTTTAGAAATTGCTTGCTCAACAATTGTTAGATAACAATATTGATGAACACTTGAGAAAAGATCCTGAACATCATCTTTGTTATTAGCAATATGATGGTCATGGTTTCCTAAAACCAAGTGAACATTTTTACAAACGATTTGGTTTCTAAATTCTGCAATAGATTCAATACCACCAAAACTCCAATCACCCAAGTGAATCAGAATGTCATTCTCTCCGACAATACTGTTAATACCATTAACCAAATCAGCATTCATCTGGTATAAGGTATCAAAGTCCCTTGTACCTCGATTACCATCCCATTCAGAAACTCCACGACAAATATTCTTATGGTTGTAATGGGTATCACTAGTGAAGTAAACTCTTTGTCCTTTTTCTACTACTATTTTCATTTGTTTTAATTTGATATGTAAATATAAACATAATTTTTCAAACCGGAAACGATTTTGTAAAATATTTTCAAAAAGTTATTAACAATTTTCTAAACTATCCGGATAGTATAAGAGAGTTGGATTCTTCTTTTGAATATCTAATTCTGGGTACCGTTCTTTGAACTTCATTACGTCGAATTTCTTAGTGATTAAATGATGTCCATTCCTAGTTGGGATAATTGCCTCAATTTTTGGTCCAACTTCATATCCATTTGGTACTCCAGCCTTGTCAAATTTAACTTTGGTAATTGGTGCACATTCATATTCAATATAAGCCATCATTGTTGGACTTGCTTCTAACATATCATCAACATCGATAATCCATCTCTTCTCTTGAGTTTTGATTTGACCAACTACTGAATCGAATAGACCTTTTTGGTTAGTATTACCATCTTGAATTCTCTGAGCCAAGGCAACCATCATATTCAATGAAACATCAAAATGATTCTGCTTCTGTACATGAATATAAGCTCTGGCTTTAAACATTTCACAAAGCTGGATAATCTCGTCCCAACGACGTTCTAAATGGTCGATACTCTCAATACAATAAGTCTTAATAGTCCTTACTGATTGGTGATTATCTCGTTCTCCTTCTGGTTGGTCTTTTTTACGTTTAAAAACATACAACATATAAAAGTCACCCTTCTTCTCGAAGTTTAGGAGTGGTCTGATTATTTCTAAATTGTTTATCATTATGCTAATTGTTTATAAGTTTCGATTAATTCGCTAATTTTAACATTAAGTGAACGTTGAGAACTGTAGTCTTTTTGTTTAACATCAAGGCCAGAAACTCGACCTTTAAGAACTAACAATTCTTTTAACAATTCTCCAACTGTACCTTTGTCTAATACCTTTTGAGATCGTTTAGCCAAATGCATACTAACCATATCTTCTAATTTTTGACGGTTAGAATTCATTCTTGCTAAACATTCATCATAAGTACCGATTGTAGTTGCACCTGAAGATTTTTCAGCTTCTTCAGCTCCAGTTAAATAAGTATCATCAATTTTAGCATATCTTAAACCTGAATGTGTAGGTATATCAATTCGACTTTTGTCAATACCAAAAGATGTACAAACTTCAAAAAACATTTCAATATTATTAGGTACAAACTTACATTTTGTTTCAAAAACATTAGCAGCGTCTAAAGAATAAAGTGGAATAATATTTTTGTAAGCACTTACAGGATATTCAATAAACTCGATTTCTAAGTTATGAACTTCATCAACACTTTCGTAAATAGGTTTGTAAGTTCTAGCAAATCTTAAAGCAAAAACCTCATCTTCTAAATTAGAGTATGTAAATTCTTCAGAATCTTCATCCCATTCTCTAGTTAAATTAATTTTAGCTTCAACCTCTTTATATTTCTCTATGGAAATAGTAGTTAAATCTTCAATATTGTCATAACCAATTAATTTACGACCTGAAGTTTTATATGTGATTGACTCTGGCTTTTCAGCTATAACAATAAGTTCGCCACTTCTAAAACCACGTAAAGGATCGGCAATAGATTTACCATTTACTTCCATTGAAGCGTTAAATCCAGTTTTAAATGTGTAAAAACCTGTTTGAGAATCGTGACCTACTTTAATTGACTTTTCCATAATGTTCTATTTCTAATTTGTTATATGTAAATATAAACATAATTTTTGACATAAAAAAATCCGAGTGAAAGTTTTTTCACTCGGATTCAAAATATTTTAAAAAAGTTATTAACAATTAGTTATAAGACCCTAAACAATCTTCTGCCAATTCTAAAATTTGATCGAAATCTTCATCTCCAGAGTAATCTTCCTCTTCAACTTCACCTTTTACTTTTAATTCATAGCACCATCCTTCGCCTTCATTATAAACATAAAGTTCTGATTTTTTCTTAGAAATAAAATTTACACCAAAATCATTAGTATAATTTATCTTCCATGCCTTATAGTCTCCAACTAAAGCTTCTACTTGTTTAAGTTCTTCTGGTGTTGCAGATTTTCCTTCATTAACGAAGCTTTCGAATAATTTTACATGTTTCATTTTTGGTTTACTTGTTTTTGATTCTTTAATATCTTTCATTTTGTCTATAGCCCAATCGACTCCTTCGTCTCCTCCCCAAATTAACCAAGCAACATAACCATTGTCTTTCCATGGTTCAGCTTTGTGTTCTGGAGATATTTTAGAATTTTTACGATGTCTATTAAATGCCGACATTCGAGCAACTGTATCAGCTGATAAATTTTCTTTGTTTGCCAATTGATGTGCTCTAGCCCAACCAACTGCAGTTCCAGCAGTTACCTCGTCTCTACCGTACTTTTCTTTCCAGTCTATTGCCTTCTTTGCATTTGCTGAAGCGGCTGCTGGGTAATCGTTATAAGTTTCTTCTGCCATAATAAAGTATATATTTACAAAAAAAGCTGTCCGAAGACAGCTTTCTTAAAACTAATACGGGATCGTTATTCGTGATTTTCTTCCCGGCGGAATAACCCTGTTATCGTCTTCGGCTTTGACTTTCGCGAGCGTCTACTAATCTTCGACCCATCCTACTTATCACCTATTGGGGTGGTTATGACGTTTGTCCATTTTTTATCCTGGTTAGACTTCCATTTGCTCTTCGATTGTACTTTGATATAATCTCTGTTGAATCTAAGCGATCATAGTTGTATGTGTACTTTTTGCTGTACCGATCCACCTGGTTCCTTGTCTTCCGTTGTTATCTAAATTGAGGGGTATATGTGTTGCTGTAAGGAACCCAATTTCTTTATATATCTAAACAACTGGAGCGTATCTTTCACTCAAAATTGTTTTGTCCATGATTTGTTGTGGAGACTGAATATCTCCTCCAAGTAAACTTGTCATAATTGCTGGAGAGAATCCAGAAACTAAAGCAGTTCCTTGAGTATCAAATGCAACTGGTACTCCACCATTTCTGGATTGGATATTCCAATATACAATTTGAGGCATTTTGTAACCTGCATCTGCATACATTTTCTCAATCATTTGCTGAGCAGTTGGATTCCATTCGGTTTTTTCTTCTCGACTGTACCAACCTCCTCGTGAATTAGTTGCCGCATTAAATTCCATATCCGATAGGATTAAGATTTTATTTGGCATCTCATCTTGAGATAATTTATGTTTAGTGGCCTGATCTAAGATCAGTTTAAAAGTCGCCTCGAGATTCGTTGACATACCCCAATCAGCATGTGCCATCTGTGCGTAGCGATCTTTTAATGAACCACTTAATACTTGTAATTGTGGGTTACTTGAGAATGTGATGAATGCATCTTTGAAAGGACCTTCATTTCTTTCAGAAATATAAAGACCTAATGAGATTGCAACATCCATACAAGTTACGTTTTTGCTACCTCCGGCTGGAGTTGACATAGAACCTGAAACGTCCACAACTGGTAAAATCATATCGTTTGCGCCTTCCATGTAATTTGGAAGAGCTTTCCATTGTTCGTTTGCAACAGTTGAGTTACCATGGTTCAATGACTTAGTCACATCGTATGGGTACACTGCACCTGCATTAATTTTAGCTTCTCCTTTCACTAATGATTGGATATAAGCTGAATAACTTTCGTATGCATTTTTACCAAAGGCTTTTTGGTATCTTGCTGAAGCTACTGATGGTAATTTACCGAATTCAATTGAATCCCATTCTTTAGCACACATTTTAGTTTCAACAACATTAGTTAAACCTACAAGAGATTTACGGTATTGTTTTGGCGACATACCTGTAAATTTACGTAACTTCTCAGCTACTGCACCTTTACGTGGCATCCATTTTGCACATAAACCATTTTCTGCGATGATTGCATCTGAGATTAAAGTAAATGCTTCTTTCTCTAAAAGAGTTCCAGTAAGAACTAATAAGTCATCCCAACGACCATATTCTGGAATTAAGTGTAGATTTGGTTTTAGAGCCAAATCGTGGTTTTCGGCCAAGTAAGCGATAATGTCTTTAAAAACTTGTCTCTCTCCAGCTCCACCTCGAACGTCTCTAGCCCAAAACAAAAGTTTCATAGCACGTTTTGGATCTTCATTAAATGCTAAAGAAAAGGTACGAAGCAAACGTTCTTTGTCTTGTCCTCTCATTGCACCAATGTTAAAGAATAAATCAACACATGCATTCAACGAAGTTGAATTGGTTGCCATTCCATTTTCTGTTAAAATGTCTTCTTGTCTTAAAGCGTCTACAAATTTCATAATTACTTTTGTTAAATTATACTTATTATACTGTAGTGTTTAAAAAAGTTTCAAACTTTTTTAAAAAAGTTTTATGATGTAGGATTTAGATTAGTCCAATCCGGACCCGCAAGTATTGTTAAAATTTCTGAGTGATTATATGGTCCCTCTTTTGTTGTAAGAGCCTTAACACTTTCAGGAATATAAATCTCTATGTTTGCTTCAGGTGCCGTAGATTCTAATTCTGATATTTGTCCATTTTCATCTAATGCCGGTCGAAATAATGATGAATCACTAGAATCTGAAATCATCCTACCATCCCATTTCACAAATGACTTAGTATTATCATTAGATTTTCTAAGTGTTTCAGCTGAAGTTTGTAGTACTTCATTAAAATCAATTAAGTCAACTTCACTAAGGCTAAAAATCATGTATTGTCTATTTTCCATATTGTACTATATTTTTATAAATATTGCATAAAATTTTGATATGTACTGTAATTTTGTAAAATTTCTGATGCTGAAAGTGCTTTATTATATACTCTAGCAACCGCAACTTCTCCTTTAAAATTATGTACACCATCTGTTAATCCACTTCCGTATGTACCAACAACGTATGTTGCTGTTGGAATTGTACCTGTTTGCGCTGAACGCCAAACTTCAACACCATTTATATATGCTATACTTGTTGCACCGTCATATGTACCAACGATATGTGACCATGTGTTATTAGGAATTGAACCATGCGTACTAGAAGGTCTACTACTATTTGTTACATTTGCCCAGTGTAGTGAATGTGTTGTACCACCATCTTTAGAATCAAATATACCTAAATACATTGTATTATTTGCTGAAATTACTCCACCTCTAACAGTACCGGTACTTACAGGTTCTGTTGGATTGATCCAAGCCTCACAAGTTATTTGTGAAGATGGTTGATTAGCAAATGTTGGAATATTAATGTAATCATCAGTACCGTCAAAAATAATAGATCCAGATCTAAAAGTAGGTCCGTTTATTAATGTACCATTGTTACTATTACCTGATAAATCATACATTGCTGTATTTTGTGATCTTGAACCTGCTACAAATGGAGTTAGTGTAGAATTAGAACTTTGTTCAATTTGAATATTAGCAATATCTATTTTCATATCTCCAGTATTTGGAAAGAAATATGAAATAAGAGAGTTGTGTGTTGGTGTGAAAGTAAAACTACGTCTTACCCATTCGCCTTGTGCGCCAGTATATGCTGCAAAACCAAAACCGGATGCTCCAGCAGGACCAGTGTAATTGTAATGTTGAAATGAAATATATTGTCCAACTGCAGATGGAGATGCTGCTCTTATATAAAATGAAGTTGTAACTGGTACTCCAATAGTAACAGGAGCATCTACGCCATACGCCATACCATCTGTTACTTCTGCTCTAAAAAAGTGTAAACGAATACAATTAGTTACTGGAAATCCAGGAACATTAAAACCGTTTGTTATAATCTCTTTAACTAAAGCCGAATTAGGTTGGTGAGGATTTCCAAACCATTTTGTAGGAAAGGAAGATGAGTTAACAGCAACTCTCTGATCTAACCAGAATGAGTCATGTACTTTAAATCTTCCGGTTGCAGGATTTAAATATCCTTGGGATCCGTCTTGTGAATCATTATATGCATGTAAACTAAATTGAGTATCTGAGATTTTTTTAGCTAGATATTGCGTACCCGCAGTTAATCCTCCTCCTGATGTTTGAGGATTAATAACGTCAAATGATCTAATTACATGTGCGCTTACGGTTGTTACTATATTACTAGATACAGATGCAATTGCAGGAATATCCCAGTATGTTGCACATCCATTATTTCCACAATATTGATTGGTATTGTACGTACCCCATCCGTTTCCGGTAGTAGGTAATGAATTAACAGTTGGGTTAGGAATTAAATTAGATGTTGGTTCGCTATTAACAAAACTAGAAACATGAGAACCATCAGCATGGAAAACTAGACCATTTGTTACAATTTTTTCAAAAGATTGGTTTAACACAACATAGCCGGTTTGAGCTGCAAACCAAGTTAACGCTGCACTAGCACTAGCAACATTAGCTCCTAAACGATTAGCATAACCAACTACTTCATTATCATTTCTTGCAGCAAAAACAACACCAGTAGGACCATATATTGTATATCCTCCAGATGGTATCTCAGCACCGTTATAGAAACCTGTTGCTGAACTTGGTCCATCTCCTATATTATTTGGAGTAGTACCAACGGCCCAGTTACCTTTAAAAACAGAATTAGGCTCTGTTCCTGTTTTATTAATTTTGAATTTATTTGGCATTATGCTTCAACATTCTATTTTTAAATTTAATTTATATATTTTTAAAACCAGAGTGTTTCTACGCTTTAATGTATTTTAGTCGACTGTGTCGTATTTTTTAAGCTTGTATTTTTTTAAATATGTTGCTATACAACTTTCGCCAACACAAACTTCATCAAACACATATTCATAAGGCAAGAGTGGTTTCCTTTTTTCTGTTGTAATAATATCATCAACCAAATGGTTTTTGAATACTACCATCTTATATGTCTTTGCTCTCTCCGATACTCGGTAAACGACTATCACTGGAGGTTTGCTGTTCTTTTCTGATATGCTCATGATTTTGTTTTGTAATCCATTTTGGTTCGTCCCAATAACAAAAGTGCCAGCCGTTATTTTCCAGCTGGGGTTCCAAATGATTCGGCAATAAGGGATTTTCCACGACGGATACGATTTTTAATGGTTTGCAACGGCAAATTGTACTTATCAGCTAAGTCTTCATACTTAACCTTGTTGATTAAACGATCAACTATGATTTCACGATAAATTGGTTTCAATTTCTCCATTGCTTTTAAGCAATTATCATAACGTGCTTGTAATGCATTGTCTTCGTCAATCATGTCCATTTCAGTACGGAAATCTAATTCTTCGACTAGAGAACCAATAGTTTCTACCACGACAGTACCACCGTCATTTACTTCTAAACCATACTCTTGTAAGCGAGTTAAAGAAGTCTTTTTGTTACGTTCATTGATATAACCTAAGCACTCATTGAATGCAATACGATATAACCAAGTAGTGATTTGATACTGTGGATCGTATTGATCGATTTTGGTCCAAAGTTTAGTCAAAGTATTAACAACAATATCTTCAGTTGCTTCAGAATCTTTAACGATCTTATTGATATAAGAACGCAATCCTGGTTTAACTTTACGATAAAGGGCTGTGAAATCTTTTTCAGATTTAGTTGCTAAATAGTTTTCTGTTAATTCTCTGTAAGTTAATTTTGTCATGATGAGTTATTGTTTTAATTAATGATATGTAAATATAAACATAATTTTTCAAACGGTAAAACTTTTTTGCGATTATTTTGAAAAAAAGTTATTAACATTCACAACTAGTTAACTCTCAATATCATTAAAAAGATCCATTATAGAATCTAAAGACTTAGGCTTGTAGCTCCAGAAGTCACAGGAAACATTGACCATTCTCTTCTTGTGGTCAGTTTTGTATTTCTTATTAGGATAACCAAAGAAGTGGTAATATCCTTTGCTCTTTCCAGGCCATTCATGAAGAGGCCAGTATGAAAGAGATATTTTATCAGCAGATGAACTAAAAAGAGGTTCAATTAACGCTGCATGATGTGGCATAACTTTACGTTTTGATAAATCAACAATGGCCGAATCATGTTCACCTTGAACAAAGATGATTGTACCATTTAGTTTTTTAATAACGTCTTCAGCTGTAGTAGGATCCCATGCAAAATTACCTAACACATAGACAATATCATCGATTTTAACTGTTGAATTCCATGAAGCAATCAAAAAATGATTCATTTCCTCAACCGTCTCGAATGGTCGTGCAAAATCACGAATAGCGCTTGGTCTCCCAAACTGCTGGTTAGATGTAAAATATATTGTTGGCATTAAACTACTATAAATTTGATGTTGAAATTATCCCATAAATTTTCTAAGAATTTCTCTTCAGAAATTCCAGTTTTGGCATTCTTAATTCTGCCATCTTCTGAACAATCAATGAACATGTAAATGATAAAATCGTAAACAGTTGAATAAACTAAACTTTGACCAAATCCAGCACGTAAATCGGCTCCTCTGTCTCCACGTTTAATTTCAATTGCAATTTTAACTCCACTGTACTCAATACTCATATCTGGTCGATTTGAAGTACCCATGAAAATCATGTTGTGTACAGTTGTATTGACATTACCTTCCCATTTCAACAATGATTTAGCTTTTTCTCTAGCTAAAGAACTGTCCATGTCTTTTTTCTCGGCAATGAAATTACCTAGACTTTCGACTAGATGTGGGTAGATAAATTGCTTAATTTTATCTTCTGACTGTTTTTTATAATTGATAGTTCCGAAGACATCTTTGGTAGAAATGCCTTCGGAAATAATATCAACTAATTCGATTCTATTCTTTGATTTACTTGCTAGTTTCATCAATTAATTCTTGTACTGCTTCTGCGGTTACTGCTTCTGCAACAGGAACTCCAAATTCAGCGATTCTTTTATCAAGTTCTCCTAATTCAGTATGAAGAGCTTGTACTTTTTTGTTCTCTTCAGCCATTTCTTTCATAGCTTCTGAAATCTGACCACCAATGTTTGTTAACAATTTGATGTAGTTACGTGCTGATTCAATGCCAGTACTTTGTACACTTAACAAAGATTGATACAATGTATTTAAGTCAATTGGCTTTAAATAGATTGTAGAAGCTTCACCTGCTTCTAAAGCACGTTTTTCTTGTTTTGCTGCTTGTTCTTCAAGAGTAATTCTTTGCTTTTCAGCTTTTAAGTTGTCGTGCAAATTTACCAATAATGCTGAGTTTTTAGAACTCCAAGCGACATCTTTATTTAAGTGGTTAATAACTTTAGTGATGTTTTGAGTTGATTCAAAATCGATTGCGAATTCTTTCTGAGCTAATTCAGTTTGGAAATCTGCAACATTCACTTCTAATTCATTACGAAGAGCTTTTAATTCTTCTAAAGTTGTTTCTTTTGCCATGTGTAATTATTTATGTTTTATATATTAAAATTTTGGGTTGTTTATCCGGCAGTCGTAGTTTGTAAAACCTTCGTACTGTTTCTCATCTGCTGCAATTCTGCGTTCCCATGGATCGTGAGTATCTCCACGTCCTGCTAAACGCTCAGCTCTTACTTCAAATGGTATATCTAAGTAAATAACAAAACATCTTTTACGATATTCTTCTGGTAACATTGCAAGTCCTTCGACGTTAAGAATCATTGAATCACAACGTTCAAATTCGTCTTTATGAATTCCATAATAGAATCCAACAAACTCTTGCCATTCAACGAACTGATCACTATCGATCATCTTCTTGAACTCTTCAACTGTGGTGAAATGATAATCAACACCATCTACTTCTCCAATCCTGGGTGGTCGAGTGGTGTGGGAGACACCATATTTAAATCCTCTATCAATTAATATTTTTCTAAAATGATCCTTACCTGATGCAGCCTTACCTACTAATACGATTTTACTATCCATATTTCTTATATTGTTTAATTTTCTTTTGTTTCATATGCCTTTGGACTAGGCATTCCGCTATAATGACACCATGTTTCTTCATTAAGCTGTTCCCATTTTGGGTCATACCAAAATCTACGACCCTTTCCATTATTATCAATCATGGTTGCCATTGTAGGATTTCCATAACATAACATGAATTCTTTCCAACCTCGTTTAACATCTTCAACTGTCTCAAATATAAATGGGTTCTTCCAATCTTTAAGTTCTCCACCACCAAGCAAGTATGCTGTTTCTGGAATAGTTCGACAAAGACTAAAAATGCTAGTGTGTTTGGTTAAAGCCTCTCTTGCCGACATAAAAGGATTAATATCCATTCGATACAAGATTTCAGCTCTAAGATAATTACCAATTCCATTGAACCATTTTTGATTCATTAACACTTCACAAATAGGTTTATCAAAATCTTTTTTATGTAGATTTGCTTTGATATTTCTGACAAAATCTTGAAATTGTTGGGTTGGATCTGGACCTCTATTATCTGACCAATCTTCAACTAGTTTCCATTTGCCAAATCTTCGAACATCAACAAAATCAAGGGATCCATTTTCAGATTGAAATCTTAAATGCGAGTGTTTTGAAATGACTCCAGTTTCGACCCAATTAAAATGGCCTGACATTCCCATTGTCATTAACAATTTTACCTGATGCGGAGAATTGTACTGTGTTAAGGTTAACATTAACTCTTTACCACGGCTTTCGGCAGAAATAGTAAAACCATTGAATGGAATTTCAACCTCTTTGCCTTTATGGACCGGATTCTTTTTAACGCTGGTAAAAACTCGATTTTGAGCTTCTTGATTAATATAATCAGCGGTTAGTCTAAGTTCTGCTAATTCTGGCATACTAGTTTTTTGGATTAATTATTCCTACAATAGCATATAGTACAGCAATTGGCCAAATAAGACAAATGATTGTTCTTTCATAATTTGTTAATCGGTACTCTTCAGCTCTAATAATAGACACAAGTACATCAATAATTATATTGACGGCGATTCCAATTGCAAAATACATTAAAATGTTATTATAAATATTCATGTGGAGTTTCTTTTGGTTTCCACCAGTCTTCTAAACTGGCAGTCATAATATTTTTATCTTCAAATGCAGTTTCAGCACAAGGTTTACAAAGTGTTGTAATCCATCCTCTGGTTCGGCCAATCTGCTCTTTAGTTCCGCAAGTTTCACAAGTATCGTAAGAATCTGCTTCGGCTTTTTGAATTATCTTCCAGATTTTCTCATTACCTGAACCAATATAGAATCTCAATCCACCAAATTTTTCTTTAGACTGGTGAAGTTCTCCATCCCATCCCGCAGCTAAACAATCTTTAATTAACTGTGCAGTTAAATCATACCAACCTTCTCCAAATGAAAAGAAACCAAATGAATCTATTCTCCTTCCATTCCAACCTGTTAGAGTAACTTCGTTCTGTAAGAAGTTATCAAATTCTTCTCTGGTCATATTGAATTATTTAATATAGTCTTATATTCTTCAGACGTTATTTGTTTACTACCAAGTGTGATCCGCTTCATTGTAACTGCGCGTTCATATATTCTATCAATCACTAATTGGTTAGCCTCATTGGTTCCATGCCAATCCTGGTATAACTCCAGTCGACCATTTAGTCGTTCATCATTCCATTCGATATTTGCGGCAAATTCTCGGTTTAATAACTCTTGCCGAAGCTGATCAAATCTGGAATGAATATATTTCAGCTTATTATAAAAGAACTTAACATGTCCAGTTCCTAATGTAAATTGCTGAGGTAACTTTGACAGGTCGACTGGATTCTTTGTAGCCAACGCTGTAGTTCTTAATATCTCTCGATATTCGGCTACTAGGTGTTGGTCACAAAGAGCAGCAGGTGGGATTGTTGCGTTAATTCTAGTCATTAGCAATTAAAACCTTTAATATAAATTTGTAATACATTTAATAACTCTGGTGTTCTAATAGAACTTTTATTATGAGTGTCTAATATTTTTTGCTCAGTTTTAAGAATCCATGCAATTTTATAATTCTCAATAAGTAACTTATAAACTGTTTCAGAATTTAAATCTTCTAATAGTAAAAGCCTTTGAATTGTTTGTGATATTGGAATAATATGTTCGTGGTGAAAAATACCGGTTCCATGGCCAATATCTTTAAGACCTCTTTTTGTTGTTTGGTCTAAATACCCGGTCCACATTAATTTTTCAGCATCTAATCCAATATTCTCAGCAGCTTCTAATGCAGCTAAAGAATACATGTATGGAATTCCAATATCTCCAGGATATTCAGTAAATTTCCTAATAATTTTACTAAGACAATGCTTAAAACAACTATCATTTGGATATTTTCTGAGTCCTATAATTAAAGGAACCATCGACTCGCAGATTAATTTTTGCTTATCAGTCATTAGATTTTACCTAAAGTTCTACGATAATTTGTAGTTGCTCTGTAGATAATTTCTAAACGATCTTCATGTGTTGGAACTAGAATACGTTCAGTTTTTTCTGAAGTACGAGGATTTCCATACCAATCAATGTATGATATTGGAACTTGTCTAGTTTTATTCAACTGATAAACTGTGTTAACCACATTACCACGCCAATCTCGACCTGAATATTTACGACGAACATAACCACTTTCATAACTCATATAATCGCAATTTGTAATTGGGTCATGGAAACATACAGTTCCGTTGTCAGCTTGTCTTTGGCTTGTTACTTCAATTAATCTAAGAGATTGTGCTTTGTTCATGATATTTTATTTTTCGTTAATAATTACTTGACCTTCCATTACTCCGTAACCTGATTTTTCAGTGAAATAATAAGTAGTTGCTTTAGTGGTATCTTTCTTAGTTAAAATCCAAAGACTTGCATCTTTACCTTTCCAAGTAACGTTTACTAAACGGCTACCAGGCTCTAAGTTAATAACTTCAGTTCCTCCAAATGATCTTGCCATTTGATTGTCAGTACATGATGCTAATGAGATAGCTGCTACTGCAATAATAAATAATTTTTTCATTTTGTTAATGTTTTAATGTTATATGTAAATATAAACAAAAAACTCGACATAAAAAAATGCCGAGTGATTTATTTTAAATTTATTTTACATCTTTCAATTCAGTTCTTAATCGACCAATTGCAGCATCTAGAGTATTATAAACTGGAATGTTGTATCGGCTACAAACAATATCTACGTTGCCTTTACGCCAAAATTCATCAGGACAACAAACAATCATTTTACCAGAATCAGCATATAAACCAAGTTCTAATAGACTAATTGGACTCTTTGTCTCTGGTGAAAAGTACATGAAGATAATATCACATACATCTAGCATATTCATTTCCCAATTTACCTGTTTGCTAAACTGTGGATTAGATTCCTTTTGTTCCCAACTAGAATCCCAATCATCTCGACGAGGATTCAAAAATGTCAACGCATCTCGATCTTTAAATAATTCAGGTATTACTGATTGCCAATCTTCAGCAGCTCCCATTTCAATAGAACCTGCTAAGAAAACTGTTACGTCATTGTCGAGATTCCACGTTGGCATTAACGGTGCTTTAATTACTTCCATCTTGTGTGTTTTTATGTATCGGGTTTTTACAATTGCCTTTGTGAGATCCCCATTGCATTTTACCAACGCCAACAACAATATATTCACAGCCTTCAAGAGTATAGACACTGTAATTCTGATCCCAGTAGCGTGAAGCATTATCAAGCTCCATTCGATGAGGATCTGGTTTATTTGAAACTTGTACAGTACCTTCACAACTTGTAACCAAAAAGGTTACAATCGCTGCGAAGATTAATATTAATAATGTTATATTCTTTCTATTCATTTTTCTAATTTTTTTGAGATAAACATAAGACCATTCCAAACCAGTTTTAAAATCATCATAAACCAAAATAAAGGCCACGCAAAACTCATAGTTGTATAAGCCTCTGAATTTGACTCATAATCATCAGGCCATAAATCTTTTGGATCTGTGTTATCATAATGGTCAAGGTCTAATTGCTTTTTATAGGTATGCATCGCCCAAAGCGATGCAAAATACCCTATAATATAAATTGCTATGAAAATCATGGTTATTTTAATTTTGTGCGAATTGCAGTTAAAGTAGTTTGATTTCCAAAAGTACCATTTTCATAGATACATCTCATATCAGTTGCTTTCTCTCCGGACCAAGTTTGTTGATCGACTAATTTATAACCATCTTCTCCAGTTGTAATTCTTAGCAAACCTTTTGCAGATTTTTTAACACCATCATCTGTGATTGGATCTTTGAAGATTTCACGACCTTCTCCATTTACTTCAACATAAGTTGCTTTCATTGCAAAACCAAATGTATCTCTAGTGTTATATTGGTAAGTAAAACTTCCAACTCCTAATACGATATTTGTACTTGCAAATCCTTTAGCTTCTAATCTTGTAAAGATTTGTTCTGCACGATCTAATGTGATACTGTCTCCGTAGATTGCTCCAATATGTGGATCTAGGACTTTGTAACCTTGTTCGTTGATAGTTCCACCGAACACATCCCAAAGTAATTCAATAACTCCTTTTACTTTAGGTTCATTGTGAACATCTTTCGATTTCAATAATTCTGAATCTATCATAATTGGAGGTTTTGAGTTCAATCCACAAATAATATCAACTGGATCTCCAGAGTCAGGACGAATAACTACTTTACCATCTCTTGCAAGGATCTCTTCTTTAAGAGTAACTAAATGTTCAGTACAAACTTTCCATAAATCCCAAGTATCTGAAACAATAGAAAGAATTCCAGTTGGATATGTTTCCATTAAGTTTCGGAAAGTTCCAATCTCATCTTCTTTAGATCCAGCACACATAACTGAATGTTCAGTTGCATTTACTGATCCAGCTACAAATCCATCTTCATTGTAGAATTTACGGGCTCCAAAGATTGCAGGTAAACTATCAGAACCAGAAAAACTTGTTAAGTGACCAAGACCTGAAGAGATAGTTGCATCAATTGAATCTAGACCTCTCATTGAGAAATCATGTGCTTGCCAATCTACGAACCAACCTTTTTCAGCGTCAGTTTTCTCTTGCCATGCTGTAAATAATTTACGGTAAGCATGTGCGATAGTTGCAGAAGTCATTGGTTTCCACAACAAGTTAGAAATAACTGTCTCTAGATAATTTGTTACCCAATAGAAATCTGGATGTGTATTGTAAATTGTTAAGACTGGAACCTTCATTGGAACTAAAGCTCCTTCTTCGATTGCTTTAACATTAATAGGCAAGTAACCTAAATCATGAAGAGCTTCAAAATGACTAACATCATAATCAGTGTTTAAGTACATTGATAATTCTCGTTTCATTTCTCCACAAACTTCGTCTTTTGGACGACTAAAGAAATCTTTTTCAAATGCCTCGTGGATTTGTTTAATTACCATTTGTTGTCCAAATGATACTAATTCGTCACAACCTTTAGGAGCATACTTATTACTTCTAGGAGTAAAGTTTGAATAAACCAACGTAGTTCCTTTTGGATATTGTTGGTGATGTCCTGTTTTGTAACCGTCTGTTAAAAATAATGGATTCATATATTGTATCTTTATTAATTTGTTATATGTAAATATAAACAATGTTTTTCAATCGGAGAAACATTTAGTGAGTTATTTTCAAAAAGTTATTAACATTTTTTGTAAGGTGCTAATAGCCTTATCTGAATCGTCTGGATTTGCCAAACAAACATTTTGAATATTACACATCGAGGTTTCAATATCAAAATCTAACTTAATATCTTTTAAGTAGAACATCGACAAGTACTCTTCAGCTTCAGCCGTCTTTGCAAATCCAAGTTCCTTAATAAGATCGATTCGACCTGGTCTTAATAGGGCTGGATCTAATTTCTCAATGTGATTTGTTGTAATAATTATCAAAACATTATTTAGACTAATTGCACCGTCAAGTGCATTTAATAAACCGCTAAAAGTAATTTTTGAGTCTTTATTAACCTTCTCTCTCATGTCAAAATAAGCATCCATATCTTCAAATAAGAGAATCGAATTTGGATTAACCTCAGCAAACATTGATAACATATCATCATCTCCATCAATATTATTTAGGTTAACATTATAAACGTCCATCTCGTATTCGATTGCGATTGCTCTGGCAAGAGTTGTTTTACCAGTTCCTGGAGGGCCGAAATAACAGTGTCCTCTTTTATGTGCGATTCCACGTCGGTTATATTCTTCCTTTGAATCTCTCCAAGTTGTAATATCTTTAAGGATAGAATCTTTTAATGGTCCATTTAGAACAACCTGACTTAACGGTTTCCCTTTGATTGTTTGCATATAAGAGAAATAATGTCCTCTAGAAATATAGAACCTAGGTTCTCTCTTGATATTTCCATAATGTTCATTAATCTCTCTAATCAATTTTCTAATTGAACGAGATGCAAAGATTCCTTTAAATGTGTAATGCTTTAAATAAACTGATTTTAGATTATTTGCATTCTCTAATTTATCACGACCAAAAGAAATACGAATCCATCGTCCATATTTTCTCATGTAAAAGAAATCTTCGATTGGTATCTCTTTAATTTCTTTTGCTTTTTTACCAACTCTAGTGTCTTCTTCTTCAAGCGGATAATTTCCATCATCAACTGATTTTGTCGAGTACTCTACATTCCTTGCCTTACTCTTATGGTTATCACTAATCCATGATGTGATATAATCGTACAACTCGTCTGTTTGATAAATTGTAACTTTGTAAGAAATCAACAATACTATTCGGTCATAAATCCATTTTGGAACTCCTTTTAAAGATGCAAAAAGAGCAGCGGCAACCGATGCAAATGCAGCAGCACCAAAAAATTGATTAGTTCTAATTTGTGTTGAAATCCATTCAAATAAATCGTGAAACATTTTATTTTATTTTAAAAACCAGTCAAATGCTGATTTGATTATTGTAAGATTTACTTCATGAAAAATAAACCACTTAATCCAGGCCAACGGCCAAAATATGAAATCCATTATAGCCCAAAATCCACTTGAATGAATTTGATAACCTATCATTGCAGTTGGAAGCGAAAATATAATTGTTGGAAGTGTAATAGGTTTCCATGTAAATGTAACTTTCTTGTTTTCCATTATCCAACTATAAATTTAAATGTGTAAAATAATTGAGCATAATGTAAAACTTGGTCAAGTCCAATAATTGTAAATGCTCCTAAGTTTGGAATTGGACTACCATAATATCCATCTTTAAATCTTTTACTAACAATTCGGCTAGTAACATAATCCGTTGCAAAGTGTGCAATGAATGTTACGACTGAAAAGAATAAAGCGTTAAAGATATACCATTCAGTAGATTCTAGAGGCCTCTCGATTCCTAGTAAAATACAAGATGCAAATAACCAAAGTAGGGAATAAGTTCCAACATGATTAAATAATGCTAAGTTACTTTTACTTTTGTTTGTTGCCCATTCTTCAGCTTGAAAAATGAAATCGGCGATAAAGTGGATTACCACAATTGCTAATGCTATTCCCATTAATTGTACTTTTTATTCTGGTTTATAAATTACTACCGTAACGTTGCAATCTTTTAATTCTCTTTGGATAATTGGTCTGATTAATTCCCAATCTCCTCCGGCTAAATGTGATCCGATTTGAGGTAAACCAATTCGTTTTCCTGCAAAAACATGATTCATTTTTCTCATACACAGAGTGAATGCGTCATAGTCAAATGGTTTCAATTCAGTACCCCATTGATATTGTGTATATGCATTAACAACAGTCAAATCAAATTCAGTGATGTTCTCTTCATCAGTGCCATACGCTAATGTTACTGCTTGATAATCAATTTGTCCTAACTTGTTAAAATCACCGGTGTAATTGAAATCTTCTAATGGAAATTTATCACAACCAAATGCCTGTGCTATTTGTGGAGCAATTCCACGTTTCATTCGACAGAAACAATTGCAACCATGTGCAATAACGTCGAATCTTCCTAAATTGGCTAACTTAATTAAGTCGCCTTCTACTTCTTGATAATTCATAATTGATTTTAAAAATGCGTTTAATTGTCCCATGTTATGCTAGTCTAAATCTTTTTAAAAATTCTCGTAAGAAGATAATTTGTTCTGCTTCCTTTTCAGTTTCGGCAAACTTCATCTTCCATTCATAATAATCCATTTCAATTGGAGTAACTCCATTGATATAGTATGGTCCAGCATAATCTGGCCAAGCAACTTTGTCAAAAACTCGGTCATCGACTAGGAAAACTACCGCCGTCATTTGATCTCCCAGATCTGGTTCATGGAATTCTCCAACTTTAATACCACGGTCAGTTAATTCGTAGTAGTTCTGTTGAAGAGTTCCTAATCTCATGTTATTATCATTGGTTGTCCCACCATTTAAGATAATAAATGTCTTATCTCTTCTGGCCCATTCTTGATATGCCGGAGTTTCAAAGAATTCAAGTCCATATTCAACAACAGCATGACCAAATTGGATGCCTTGTTGGATTGGACTTAAATTATAAGGTACCAATCCATACATTCGATATTCTCTCGTGTAGATTGATTCCATTATTCTTCCTCTTCTTTTGTTGTTTCTTCTATTTCTAATTTAACTTCTTGTAGAACGTAACGAGATCCTAGAATTGGGTCGTGCTGTAATACGATAACTTGTGTTGTCTCTTCCTTAGCCATTATATTAATTTTAAATATTTTAGTTCTTCGACAGCAGCATCAAATGCTTCTTGCCATGTGCGGTATAAAAACCATTCATGTACATTAATTAACTCATAGTTCCCAAAATGCTCATATTTGTATATGTCAAATGCGTATTTAGGAGTACCTGTTCGGTCTAGAGATATTTCTACAACATACCCTAGAGTTGCTAATGAATCAATTGTGTACATTAGTATACGTTAAAAGTTTTGGTCTTAGTTTTTACTTCGTATTCGTCATCTGTGATGTCTTTAACGCTATTAGTACAGAAAATACCATTAAAGTATTGTGTTAGTGTTTCAAAACCAGCACTGAAAATACCATGAGTTACGATCAAATAGATTTCGGCATTTGGTCTCTGTTCTTTAATAACTTTAGCCAATTCAACGAATGTTCGACCACCATCGCAAATATCATCAACGATAACATATTTAAGGTCTTGATTTTGTGGTAAATTTGGAACTTCAGTTCTAAGAATGTTACCAGTTTTTAGGTCTCTAACCTTGTTTGCTGTAACAATATTTTCAATGTTGAATTCTTTGGCAACATCAAAGATTTTCTTATAAGCTCCAGCATCTGGGCTTACTAAACAAATTCGGTCTTGAGCACCGTCTCGGTTGTCAATTTCTTTCAATGCATATTTAACAACTGGAAAGTTTGGCGCTTTTTCATATCGATCAATACAAGCTTCTAGAACGTCGCTATGTGGATCTAATGTAATTACAACATCAAATTTCTGTGAGTTGATAATTGGACAAATAACTTGCTTTAAGTAGTTAACACTTGCAAATTCAAATCGACGATCTGAACGAGAACCTAAGAAGTAGGGTACATGTAAACCAACTGCTCCAGCTCCAACATTTCTTAATGCTTGGTTTGCGCAAATGATTAATTCAAGGTCTTTAAAAGAGTTGAATCGAGAATCAATAACAACTTGTTGTAAATCTTCAGGAGATGAAGGTGGTAAAAGTGTGATTGATTGTTGTCCATCAGGGAATCTGTGGATTTGATATTTAATATCTGATTTTTCTAGGTCTACTAAATTTAAATGCTTCATGTATCGAATTGTTTAATGTTATATGTAAATATAAACAAAAGTTTTCAAACGGAGAAACTTTTGGTGAATTAATTTGAAAACTTATTAACAAATAATCTTCCAGTGATTTGAGTTCCAGTAGGAGTATCTTGTGACATCCACTCGATAAGATCACCTTTCATAATTTCTTCACAAATTTCTCGTTTGATTCCTACTTTAACAACATCTAAAGCAAAGTTAGTACCTCGTGAAACATCGGATCCATACAACATTTCCATATTAGACATGTTCTTAGTGCTTCTAATTTGTATAGGATTTCCGTGTTTTATGTCATACACAAAATTCTTTGATGTCTCTTTTTGTTTTCTTTTAAAGAAAATTGAGAATGGAAATAAGGCATAAAAGAAATCTTGAAAACTGACATCTTTTAATTTTTCGTCCATTCGGCTGCACCATTCATTAAATCTTTTCATTAGCTTCTGTATCTTAATTCTTTTTGACGATAAACACTTAACACTGAACCTTGACCATGTGTGATTGCAAATTGATAACCATAATAGTCATAAACTGCTGACGGGAAGTTCTCAGTTAAGCCATCGATTGGTTCGATTTCAACTCCTTTAAGAGATGCAATTTCCCACATTAAATTCATGATATGTAAAGCACGGTCAGTGTAAGTGTCATAGTGACGTGCGTCATACTTCTCTTGTTTCTCTAAAATATCTAGCATTAAATAATCAAAAGTAGAATCGTCACAAACTCCATATCTTTGTAATAACTTTTCTGCTCTGTTAATTTTGATCTGCTCACGTTCATATAATTTATGGAAATATTCCTTCATGGCCTTTTCACCTTCAGGACTATTCATGTACTCTAACATTTTTTCTGCTGTGTTCATAATTATGCGTGTTTAGCCATTAATTCGTTTTCAGTGCAAGTAAATCTCTTTCCAGTAGAAAGATTAACATAAGTTTGAGGTTTGTCAAACTCTTCGCTTAATTTACTAACACTCTTGATTTTATCTAAACCAGCTTGGTGTGCTGATTCCTCAGTTGCGTTGTTACTGTACTTCATATGAAACTCATAAGAAGTTTTGTAGAGTACCTTGTTAATTCCCGATAATGTGTTTAAAAATTCTACGTTCATGTTGTTATTGTTTTAATTAATGATATGTAAATATAAACATAATTTTTCAAACGGTAAAACTTTTTACAAATTATTTCCAAAAGTTATTAACAAATTATTACGGCAACTACAATTATTATTGCAAACCATGCAACTACTCCAATTGTTACTGCGATGTCCTGTTTTTTATTGTCCATTTTCTTCATTTTGTTCAATTACTAAATAGTTTAATCCACCACTTTGTTTTACTTGCCCCGATTTGATTAGTTCCTGTGCAAAAGCTTGGTCTTGTTTAGCAATCATGATGATTGTCTGCTCCATATAGATTATTTTCATAGTTCAAAAGTTGGTTTTAACCATAAACCACGTCCAAATACCAACTGTGTAAATCCTGGTACAATCTCATGGTCGACAGCGTTTAACATTTTAAGAGTTTTAACAGTGTCATGTTTCATCATTTTCAAAACCTCTTCTCTGATTCGTTCAGCACTAACAACCAACTCTAGTTTTTCAAGAATATCTGGCTGTTTCATTGCCATCAGAATATCATGAGTAATATCAAAATCCTTTGTGATAGAAAATCTCAATGCTCTTAAGATTCGCAATGGATCGTCCATCATAGTCTGTGCTGCTGGAAGTGGAGTAACCAAAATCCTTTCACGAATATGTTGAACACCATGGAATGGGTCAATAAGTACTCCATCCTCGTCTTCAGCGATTGCGTTGACTGTGAAATCTCGACGAAGTAAGTCATCGTGTAGAGTTCCAAGTTCTAGAATCGGTTGGCGAGTTCCTTCAACATATCCAACCTCTTTTCTTGCCATTACAAAATCGGCAACAAGTCCAGTAAATTGATGGTCCTTTGGAAAACGTGCACGAATAGTAAAGCAAGAAGGTGTACTCAAAAAGATTTCAAATCCTCTTTCAGTCATCCAATCAGTCATGATCTGGAATCCTTGCTCTACTGTCTGGTCTAGTTCATCTAGAACAAAAGTAAAATCTATGTCTTTTGAGTCAAGTCCAAGGAATTTATCCCTAACACAACCTCCTACTTTAAATATCTGTGGCATCATGTTTTTGTTAATTTGTTATATGTAAATATAAACATAATTTTTCAAAACCGAAACGTTTTTGTGAAAAACTTTCAAAAAGTTATTAACAATTCACTTTTTAGTTTCTTTACATGTTTGCAATCTCCTCTGTGGAAAGATGCGGAAGGACATGAGCAACTCCAATTTCCATTCTGGTTTTTAACCTCGTAGAAGTTACCCGGCTTTGAAGCTTCAACTCTGTAGACCTTAGATGCTAGTGTTTTCGTCACTTCTGGAGTCTTTGTTTCTCGTGGAATATAATCACTCATATCAAACTCTACTTGCTCGCGAAGAGTTCCAGCTGGAACAGGGTACCAACCCGGAATTATATAAGTACCAGTTAAGGTATTTACAAATCCGAATACAGTACCATACTGTCCATGTGGTTTGATGCTGAATTTCTCCATTAGTTTAAGCTTGATTCAATTCGACATAACTCCATTGGTTTTCCAACATTGTATACCAATCTACTAAAGAATTGAAGTCCTTTGACTGTTGTATCATCAGCGGCACCAAGAGCTCCCATTAAATTGTTACTAACAAATGCTTGTACAAATCCACCGCCTTCATAACCAACTTTCCATTTTGTACAAAGAATCGAGGTTCCGATTTTGATGATATGAGATTTCTCACTTTCACTAAGGTTTTCTAACTTGCACCATGATGCATTTTTTTCGTAGAATTGTTTTACTTCTTTTTCTACTAAAGAGATTTGATCTTGTACGTTCATAATCGTATTTTTAGATTTATTAAATAGCTTCAGTTAAACTAAGAGGGGCAGAGATAAGACTAATTTTACCATCTTCTCTCAAATGTACTTTAGTACGGTTAATTTTAATAACTGTGAATGTTTTACCAGCAGCTTGAGGATGGTTAACTTTAACGGTCATACCAACTTCAAGTGATCTCTTAACCATACGAGCATCTTGTCTACGACGTAATTTGATAATATCAATTAGGTCTTGGTTAAGCTGAGAAAGTTCAGCAGTTGAAAGGTTGTTAATTTCTGAAAGGATTTTTGAATAGTTCATGTTGTTATTGTTTTAATTAATGATATGTAAATATAAACATAATTTCTCAAACGGAAAAACTTTTATGCAACTATTTTCACTTTTTTTCAAAAAGTTATTAACATTTTAGTAAATATCTTCAGAGTACAAGAATTTCTTTAGTTCTTGTGTTTGTCCTGCTGCAAATGCAATTTGACCAGCTTCCTCTCTATCTACAAATCTATTCTTGTTGGTTAAGAATCCTTGAATTTCCTCTCCGGCTTCGGCTGGAATTGAACGAAGTCCAGTAATTGCAACCATTTGGTACAAGCAATTCCCATGTCTCCATCCGCTAATAACAACTCCTTTATCAACATTGTAAGGACGAAATCCTCGATTTTCTAGAACTTGTGGTCGTTTCATTGGTAAATCTAAGTACCATACGGCTGCGCATAAAATATATTCTTTGCTATTGTCTATCATAATTTAAAATTTTATTAACAAAAAGGGTCCTAAATATTTAGGACCCTTTACTTTGATTTATTATAGGTGTGGTTTATTTAATACCAATCATTGCATTAGTTTTGTCTCCTAACATTGTTTCAGGCAACTTACCATTCCATTTGTTAATCCATTCTAATTGTAACAACATTGGAGTAATAGTTTTCTGTTTCAAACTATTTGCTTCGGCTTCAGCCTTTGCAGCAGTTAACATTGCTTGAGCATTACCATTTGCAGTTGCAATTTTAATTTTGGCTTGTGCTTCGGCAGTTTTAACTTCATTCTCTGCTCTAAGTGCTGATTGAACTGCATTATTCTTAGCTTCAATTGAACGTTTAAATGTTTCAGGATAAACTAGATTTGATGTGAATTGATTAATAACAAATCCTTCTTTAAGTAATTGTCCTTCCAATAATCTACGTACTTCTACTTCAAATACTGCTCTATTAGAAATTAACTCGTCTGCTGTGTATTTATTAGTTGCTAAACGGAAAGCATCATAAACTGCTGTCTTTAAGAAACCTTCTTCAATTTCTGGAAGGGATCTACGATATTTAGCAAAGATTGCAGGTACCTTTTCACGTTGAACTGAATAGTTCATGATTGGTGAAACTTGGAATTCACTACCGTCTTTAGAGTTAACTACAAATGAATTCTCATCTCGATACTCTTTGTGTTGGATAAAGGTTGGGAACTCATAAATTTTTGTAGAGATTGGATTGTAAAATACCATTCCCGTACATTCTGTTACATCATCTACTCCTTTACCACTTCCGTAAAGATTAACTTTAACTCCGACATGACCTGCGTCGATTCTTTCACAAGATTGAAACATCACGATTAGCGCAATAAATGCTGCAATTCCAATTAGGATTCTTTTTACCATTTTTTTGATTTTTAGTTGTTGTTTTTGTTTTTCTTGTTCACGTTCTTCTTGCTGGATTTCCCAGTAGCTTTTTTCTGACATTCTATTTTTGGTTTTACTTGATTATAAATTGAATTTGACAATAAGAATATTCCATATCCTAGTCCAGCTCCGCCAACGAACATTACGACTGGTCCTAAATAAGCTAGTGAATTTGGTTGATTCATAAGATGGGCAACTCCGTCAAATAATGGAATTGTTAATGTTGCTAATGCAATAATTCCAAGGGCTGCGCCAAATATTTTTCTGTGGTTCATATAAATTAAATTTGTAGATTATACAATTGAAATGAGAATTGTTTATTCCCATGAAGCGATTAGACCTTGATCAGCTGCTTCGGTTTGACGCATCAGCATAATTTCAGCACCTAATTCAGTATAGACTGGATATTCCCAAAACATTTTGATTTGGTCATTCCAAGTTGTGTTACCGATAAAACTTCCGTTTTTATCATTGTAAAGAGAAACACATTGATCAGGATTTGCAATACGAATCGGTTCAGCAAAAGCCTGAGCTTGGGTGAACGTAACATTTTCCAACGTCCATTCCTCTCTATGTAACTTAACTAATCCATCAAAAAATTCTGGATTGTCATAATAATTGTCCGACCCTGTTTTAGCAAGATACTCTGCTCTAATTTGAGCATATTGTTCTTGTGAAGGACTTAAAGAAATTCTAACTTGTTTTTGAATTGAATTCATCATAATCGTGGATGTTTAAATTGTTATTGTTAATTTGTT